ATTCTCATCTATCAATATATCTTTAGATATTGGCGGGTTTTTTCTTCTGTTGGTTATCGGAATATCGTAGTGCTTAAAGAGATTTCTTACATATTCTCTACACACTGAAAATTTCTCAGCAATTTCTCTCTGACTCATGTTCTTAGAAACACATTCAAGTAGTTCTGCCTTTTGAATTTTTATAATCATAATTAAGTATTCCAATAAGTACCAAATCACATTTAGTATCATGATACAAAGAAAGGGGCAATTGCCCCTTTCTTTGTTGGTTACAAATCAACTCTAAAATTAGAGGAGGTTTGTTACTTTCACTTTGCGATAATATACGTTGTTACCAGCATTAATTGAAGTAGCAACGTTAAATGGTGTAGTTGCCGAAACCGCACCGAATGGATTAGAAACAAGCCCGTAACGAGTCTTGAAACCAATCTTAGGCTGAAACGAACCAGGGTCAATTGCCCTAACCATTTGGAGGGGTACATAAGGACAATAGAACAGACCAGCATCATACTGATTTGCGCCCTTAAACCCAACTACAAAGAAGTTTGGCTGATTAGCCGAACCAACAGGAGCATAAGGATCAATATAAACCTTAAAGCGACCATTGAGAACGCCAACAAAGGTGTTTCCAGTATCGTCAACTGTTAGAGAATCCTTAAGAGCCGAACCGCAATCAAGAAGACCAGCTACGCTAAGAGCACTAGCAGTATCGCTATCGCAGATAATCATGTTACCACGACCACGACGAGTTTCCTTAGCAATTGCATTAGCCTCACGCTCAATCTGAACCATGAGACCCTTGTACTTCTCAACCGACCAACGACCATTAGAATCAACATCTAGGTCAAATGTGCCAGCAGTAGCAACGCCATAAGTAGCACCAGGCTTTGCGCTTCTATATACAGTGCGAACTACCTCACGGTTGATTTCAGCAAGAATCTCAGCCGAGAGAATATTAGCAAGCTCACTTTCAGCATCAAGACCGTGAACAGCCTTAAGATCCTGAGCAAGCTCTAGTGAGTACTCAGCCTTAAGCGCACGAGTCTTGGCCTCTACGCTAACCTTCTCAATCGAGAAAGCCATCTGAGCAATGTCTGGGCTTCCGCCGCCTGTACCAAGAGCTTCACCATCACGAGTGAGGAAGCCAGTACCGCCAGTAAGATTACCAGCAGCAGTTCCGCCAGAGAATGGGTCAGTTGTGCCAGGTACCCATGAAGCATGAGGGCCGCCAGTTCCAGAGAAATCTGTGTCAGCCTCGTTAAATAGAGCCTCTGCGCCATCCTGTGCTGTGTAGCGAGAACGCATAGCAAAGATAAGGCCAGTTGGTGCCTTCATTGGCTGTACGCCGCAGATATCAAATGCGATAAGATTAGGAAGCGCACGACGAAGCAGACCAATCAGAACTGGGTCATAGCCCTGCATCTGAGTATTTGCCGAGCCGCTATAGCTAGGATTAGTTAGTCCAGAGTTAGCTGGAGCTGCTTCTGAAAGCATTTCCTTACGAGACTCGTTGATCTGGTTCTCAAGAAGAACGGTCATAACCGCCCTCTTGTGAGCATCACGAACCTCTGGCAACTCAGGATGATCGATTACTTTCGACCACTTCTTTTCAAGTTCTTCGGTGAGATACATTTTTATTCTCCTTTAATTAATAAAATATGAAACTTTATTATATTATTTATAAAAATTATTATTTACTTTCTTCCGCTTTTTGCACTTACCATTTTGGAAATTGCGGCGGCGAAAGCGTCGACTTCAGTTTTTGTTTCGGCACTCTCTTGTGGAAAGATACCACCCTCAACTAAAAGATTATCACTAATATCTTTTGACTCTATTTTATTATTTGGAAAATAACTTTCCTTTATAACTTGTAGCTTTTTCTCAAAAGATTTTTCGTCAGCAAAAGAGACTCCCTCGCACAACTCTGAGAACTTAATGGCTTCGTTTTTACTCATACCATCAGACATAGAATTGACTATGATGCTCTTTTTTAAGCCGTTGTGCTGATTTTTTAACTCAACATTACGCTTAATCTCTTCATTAAGTTCATTCTCTAGAGCCTTAATCTTATTTTCTTGCTCTGAGAGAACATCTACCTTACTCTCAGGAATATCAATAAAACTAGATTCAAAAAGACCCTTTAATCCCATAATGAAATTTTCAGTTAGCTCAGAGCGAACCTCAGAAACGATTGCGACCTCGTTATCCTTCATCCACTCTTCAACAACATAATTTAAATAGTTGTCTAACTTGTTAACTAAAGTCTCGCAAATCTCTTGCTCAGACTCTTTTAGCTTCTCTTCGTAAATTGTTGCCAGCTTTTCCTTTTCTGCCAGGATCTTCTTCTTGCTAGTTCTCTTTACCGAAGCCTCGAATATTGCAGAAACTTTCTCTTTGAATGACTCAGAAAGCTCTTCACCATCAGTAAGAGCCTTTGTTGCCTCTTCAACGTCTTTCTTCTCATCATCAGACATCTCAGCAGACTCTTCCATCTCTTCTGGCTCTTTTTCAGCCTCTTCTTTCTTTATTGAGCCCATGTTTAAATCTGTCCAGCCCTCTTCTACAGAATCAGACTTCTCATCCTCATCCTCATCTTCGTCATCAGACTCTTCTTTCTCTTCGCTCATTTCCTCTTTATCGTCGGTCTCGTCTGAATTTTCCTTTAGGTGATCTGGAATTTGAGCCGCTGCATCCGATGCATGAACTGGAAGATCTGAAGCTGAAGACTCTTCTACAGTCTCTTTCTCATCTTCCATCTTATTCTCCTTAACTTCTTTCTTATCAGAAGATTCAGCAGCATGTTGCTCTTCATCTTTCTTATGCATATTCATTTCAAGAATATCGTCCAAAAATTTTTTCGTTATGCTCATTTTATGCTCCGAATTTTATTATATGCTTTATAGCTTATTTATTTATACATTTTTAATTTTCTCTAACTCTTACTAATATTTCTCTTTCCAACTTAGATGCGTTGTCAAAAGTCACTAATATCGTTACTTTATAATCATAATTATGCTCTCCTCCGGTTAGTTGAATTCTAACTGCGGTTTTGCTAGGAGACAGTATAGTAGGAGTTGTAGAAACTAAAAATGAGTTTGCTGCTTCTTTAACATCTGGCACTTTTCTTTTCCATCTAACTGCGCTAGCTGAAGCAAGGGTTATTTCAGTTGCTCCCCTTGGTAAAACATGAAGTTTTCCAAATGAAATGTCCATCGTTAGCACTTCATTAGGTTGCTTAACTTCAGCTAAAATTAGATTTTCAGTGTTGATATACATTAATTATAGCTTAAATATTAATTTCTTATTATTATTTTGGTCCGGAGCCCACTCTATAGTTGCAGTAGATTGTGTTACAGGAAGTCCGGTTGTTATGCCAGTGGCAGTATCAATAAATGCAACTAGATAGCTAGTGGCTTCTGTGTCACCAGCATTTTGTTTTATTATCGCAATATAACGTATTGTTAATCCAGATGTGGTTGATAAGCCACTAAATGATGCCGGATTAGCCGAAGCCACGCCATTGGTTACGTCTTTTCCAGCAAGAGCGGCAGAAATGCCAATTCGAGCTGCACTAGGAATATCGCTTAAAGCAACATGATTTACCGAAGGTGTGTATGCATTACTAATTAATACTGCCTTAAATGTATCACCCAAACCACCAGTTCCCCAATTTAGCTGCCCGCTAAGAAACTTTTCTTTTGCTTTATTATATACAAAATTTGACATTTTATAAGTTCCTACTTAGACTCAAGAAATTTTATGAATTTAGTAAATGCGGCCACACTAGCCTCTTCTAAATTGCGCTTGGCGCTTTTCTGAATGTCACGTTTAATATTGGCTAGGTGTTTTTCTTTTAATAGTCCATTATCCCACACCCACTCTTTACCTTCCATAATGCCATTAACAAATGCATCTGGAGCCGAAGGATCAGCAACAATATCTGCGGCAGTGGCTAAATAAAAATCGTCTTGAACAATCTGAATATCTCTACCTTCAGTTCTAAGAGAGCCCATGCCCCTAGATGAAACGCCAAGTCTAGCGCCCTCGTCTATTAAAGACTTAACGATATTTCCCATTGGCGTTGACATTATCTTGGCTTTTCCGTAAAAGTTATTTCCGTCAACTTTCATTTCGGTGATCATGTGCGATACACGGTCTAGGTTTATAGTTGGGCCATCTGGATGGCCAAGTTCTCCGAATGCTCTATTTTTATTAACATATTCACGAGTATACCTAAGTATTTCTTTTTCAAGAAGTTCTCTAGGATACATTCTACCATTTCTGTTTTTAAGTTCGGCCTGAAGAAATATTCCCTCTATAAAATAATTTTTTGGAGATTTTTCAGCTCCCTCTTTTATTATTTTAATTTCTTCGGTAACTTCGCAAATTAATTTCATACCTTGAGCTTCCTAAATAGTTTTTTTGATAGTTCTTTCTTTTTATTTTTAATTGCCTTTCTAATTTTTATCAGCAAAGCATGAGTAACGTGCTTTTTTAATCCAGCAGCATCATCAGTTCTCAATGAAGAAATTGCATCATTTAGTATTTTTTTAGTATCACTCATAATATCACCGTGTTATATTTATATTTTACTTTTAATGCCTTCTGGCGGAGGCTCTCCTTCTACACCAGGCAAGCCTAAATCGGCAGTCATCTTTCTTTCAACACCTATTTCATTCTCAATTCTCAATCGCTCATCGTTTGTTTGATGAAGAACGTTTCTCTTAACCCATTCTTTAGAAAAATACGTTGATGTATATGGTTCAATTTGCTGCAATAATTCTAATCTGGCCTTTAATACTTCACCCTCTTTTAATTCTGCGTAGTGATTATCAGTATTGAAATCGTATTTAATTTCTTCTTTTATTGACGGCCACTCGTCTAGTTTTATTATGTTTTTGCTAACAAGTTGCTTCTTTAACAAATCATCAAACAAATGAGAAAACCTAAGTCTAATTCTATGAATAAACTTAGCAAATTTAACCTCATCTCTTTGTATTTCTGCGGCTCTGCCTATCTGAAACCCCTCGCCACGCTCTAGTCTAGAAAGGGGCACATTTAAAGCTCTATAAACTTTGCGCTGAAAGTATTCTACGTCAGCAAGCTCACCAAGGTTTTCGCCTCCGGGTAAAGTATCAATAGAAGTTCCTTGAGAACCTTCTCTTCGAGGTAGCCAATAATCTTCTAACATTGACATGAAGCGGCGGTCTTCACGCATCTCTCCGGTCTCTACATTATACTGCAACTTATTGCGGTATCTTTGCATTACAGTTCTGAGATATTCATCTGCTTTAGATTTTGGCAAATTGCCGACATCGACATAAAATATTCTTCGCTCTGGTGCTCTAGCAATACGATATATAACTAAAGCGTCTTCCATCATTTTTAACTGATTGATGGGCTTTATGGCTTTATGAATGTTTGATAAAATTGCAGACGAATATTTGTCAACTATACCAGAATGAACATAGCAAATTGAGTCTGGACGTATCTTTACTCCAGCCATAGTTGCTATGGTTGTATATGAGTTCGGAGCATTGAAATTTATGCCCCTACTGGCATATGAGTAATACTCATCTTTGACTTTTAGCAATTCAATTCCGCTTACAGGATCAATTGTTTTCTCAACCTCACGAATTTTCCTAATTTGTCTTGGGTCTACATATCTTAATTGAAGTATACCTTTATTGCCATCATCTAAAATGACGTGATAATAAATTCTGCCGTCTATATACCAACGACGAGCAATTTCATATGCCTGGTTGTTCCAGTCTAATAGAGTTAAAACGTTATCAAACTCTTCTTCTATTATTCTTTTTAATGGCTTGTTTAATTTTACGCTGTCTAAGTTTATTTTTACCGCATCTGTGGTGCCGTCCATTATCAGCATTTCATTGATGATGTCGTCTATGGCATAATCAACGTCTGGCAACAGTGCTAATTCTCTATATCTTGTGATAAGCTCAAATTCATTTTTTATAGTTCCATCAAAATCTATGTATGCGCCATATGCACCAGCTACGCCAGCAACATTTACTGCACCATCATAATTTTCCGGAAGAACAAATGACTTTGCATCTTCTTTTTTAATTTCTTCTTTAGTTTTTTTAAAATTCCAACCAAATAGATTAAATGCCATAATTATTAGTTCCTAATATGCTCAGTATTACTATTTAGTTCTATATTATGAGTTTGGTCCTATAACCCAATAGTCATATTTAAATGTTACTGAAAATTCTTCTATTTTTTCATCTTCCCAACTAAGTTCTATCGAACCTACGGATATAGGAAACATGTTTACAAATTTATAAGTTCTTATTGGAATTGGCTCAACTTCAGTCAATTTAGAAGTTGCAGAGTTTCTAGAAAATCTTCTATCTATAAATCTATCTGGATTTGCAGGATCATAAACATCACTTTCAAGAACGGTGCTTTCGTATTTAACTGGCTGCTTTATTGAATTTCTTTCTACGTATGGTGGTCCAAGAGAAGTTTGTGAAAATTGCTTAATAACTCCATCAACTTGATATGAACTTGGAGAAGAATTTACTCCACTATTTTTAATATTGCTGCTATGTCCATTCATAGCACCAACCCAAAACTCAAAAGTTTTTCTTATATAAAAATCTTCATCATTGATTACCGTTATCGTAAACGGGTCAAAAACTTTAGTTCCTGCCGTATATACCTCTCTTCCTTGATATGGAACCGTGACTGCATCTATTGATGTTGATGGCAAAAATGCACTTTTACACAGAAATTTTAACTTTCTAGAAAATTGATTTAATTCAACATTTTCATCTGATATGTTTAATCCTGGGGGATAACCCATTTGAACTTCAAATAAGTTAGTTCTGGCTCCACCATACAGCAAATTAGATTTGAAGTTCTTGATGTTAAATGACATACTCTCTCAAAATATAGTAAAACGCCTTCGTGAGAAGGCGAATTACCCGTAACAAAACTCAACAACGCATTATATAAATGTGTTGTTATTAGAGAACGCCAAGATCGTTGTTGTTTTCAATTACCCAATAATCATAGGCAAAAGTAACATCAAAAGTTTCAAGCTCATCGGTTCTATTCCAATCTAGTTCAATAGCGCCAACTTCAGTAGGAAACAAGTTGATGAACTTGTATGCTCTAATTGCCAACTCTTCTGGACCCTTGCTGAACTGACGAACTATTGCAGTGGCCTGATAATCTGCCGGTCTAGATGTAGCACCAGAGTTCTTAATGTTTGTCTCGTGGCCATTTATTGAAGCCAACCACTTCTCCATCGACTTTCTAATAATGAAATCTTCATCATTAATTACTGTTATTTTCCAGGGCTCAAATGTTCTTGCTCCGGCAACCTTAACCTTACGACCAAAGTACCCAACATCAATCGCATCAACCTTACTTGCTGGAAGACTTGTTGCGTTTGCTAAAAATGCAACCTTTCTCTCAACCACGGGGGCTGGAATTGCTGTTGCATCAGTAATACCATTGTTTACTGGATCAGCCAAAGCTGGAAGGCTTAACTGAACCTGAAACAGAGAGGGGCGAGCCCCTCCGAAGGTCAGTTGGTTCTTAAATTGATTTACGTTAAATGTCATTGTTAAATCTCCTTAAAATATCGGTATATGTATTTATTAAGCCTTTCCAACTATTTCAGAGAAATCAACACCAGTTCTAACAGCGATGAAGTTGAGTTGGATAAAATTGATCGCCCTAGCTGGTTTTATGTAAATGTCACCAACAAACTCGTTTCTATCTATAACTTCTGCGGTATTATTTGACCTATCGCAAACAACCTTGAAGTCATATATACCACGACGACCCTGAACATCTCTCAAGAACGGCTCAACGAGATTTCTGAACTGCTGACGAGTAAACTCATCATTGAACTCGAACAACATATACTTAGCCGCCCTTGCAATTGCCTTTTCAAGAACAATGAACAATCTGCGAACATTGATTCTATCAAATGCGCTTGGCTTTGACTGGAGAGTCTTGTCGCCGAACAATAGTGTGCCCTGACCAGGAGTAGAAATTACAGGATTTATACTGTTCAAGTATAAATCATCCCTCTCAGCCTTGTATGGGCTATATGCCAACTTCACTACATTCTTGATTAAACCACGATTGTAGCCAGCAGGAGACCACCAAGGATCTTGATTAACATCTGTACGAACGCAGATACCGGCAATATCACCGTTTAATGGAATCCATCTGAATGTATCATTGTACTTATCGTACTGATATTTCCAGTTGTTGTCCATTACTGCGTAAGAAGTTGAAAGGTTCAAGCTATTCTTGAAAGCTATTGTATCAACAACCTCATTTCCTGAGTTATTTACGACATCTGCTCTCTCTGGCGAAAAGAATGCAACGCAATCAAGACGCTCTTCGCAAATGTTACCAACTACGTAGTTAACTGTGGCCGCATTTGCCTCACCCAAAAGAACTAGAGCAACGTCAACTTCTTCGGCATTCTTAAACAAGTCGTATCCAAGAAGACGCTTAGACAAAAATTCAGTTGTGGTAGTAGTGTTACCATCAACTCCACCACTAAGGCTATTGGTGGTTGGAAGTTGTGTTGCACTTGCTGCCAATGGCAAAAAGTCAACCGCACCAACAGGGCTTCCCCAGGTAGTTGTTTCTTGGTGGTCTAGCCAACGAATATACTGAGAGCTTCTATTTACTGCATCTACGTAATATATTGATGTTCCATCGGCAGACTTGGCGTTAGACGCCTTAGAGAGAAATGCATATCGCTCAAGAACTGTGCCCTTGATACCGCTTATGATGCCATCTTCGTCAACCACAACAACGTGAAGTTCATCACGAGTACCACCGGCTGCTGCAACTACATCAGACGTGCCTGGAGCAATACCAAATACATCAGCATATTCCCATCTTGCAGTTAAAGTTCCTGTAGTTATTGCTGTATTAAGAGCAACATCTATGGTTATAGTGTCGGTTGAAGGATTAATTGCAACAACTGTTCTTTCTTGATTAGAGGCTGCATGTTTGATTATAGAGCCAACTACAACCTCATTTTCGGGCGCAGCTCCGGTTCCGGTTAATGTAGTAGAGCCCAGTGTTCCGGAGTAAGTGCCGGTCAGGGTCTTGTTAAAGGCTTGTGCACTTGGACAAATTGAAACTTTTAGAGTATTTCCCAAAACTCCTGGGTATTTTGCCGCCCAATTTCCAGCTTTTCCTTCTCCTGAAGAGTAACTCGTTTCATAATGAGCATCGTTTTTTATTAGTAGTCCGAAAGTTCTATTTTCTGGCAAAGGGGCAGAATCTTCATTTACTGCGGCTGTTGCATTCTTTGCAATAGTCTCCTCAGCAACACGAACCAAGCGAAGTTTATCGCCATATGCCAAAAAGTTTGCTGCGGTGAAAAATGAAGTTGCCGTATTGTTATCTGGCTTGCCGAATCTCTTAACAAGAAGGTTTTCGTCTCCTACTAAAACTATTTCATTTAGTGGTCCCCATGTAAAGGCTCCTACGAAAGCACCATCTGTTGTAGATACAGAAGGAACAATAGTGGTAAGATCCTTCTCGGTTACTACTACTCCTGGCGATACTTGAAATCCCATGTCTATCTCCTATTATAATTAAGAATACCGTTTATATTGGTAGTTTTCTTTTGCTTTATATTTATAAAAAAATGTTTCTTATGAAATGTCAGAACTATACGTGTTCTGTATTTATCACTTATATTTTTGCCAGAAATATTTATCTAAGTTATAGTAATCTGTAGTTTCGTCGGAAACTTCTTCCCAAACATTTCCTTCAGAATCTACGGTACGTTCGGGCTCATATGAATCATTTATGTATCCGAAGGGCAAAACTTCTTCCTGCATGTTTTCAATTTTTTCTTCGGCTATCTTGGCCCTAACATTTATATTGGTAATTTCTTTAAACGGTGCTTGTGTAGTTAACCACGAAAACATAACTAGGGTCATGACCAAATCGTCATGACATCCTGGCTCGGCAGAATATGTCGTATAATTTGAGACAAATGAGGTTAGCTCAGTTATAATATTATAATCTTGAACTAATAGCTTATTAGTTTCTATAAGCTCTTTTAAATTTGCACACCCAATTGATTTTATTTGAGTGGTCATTTTTATGCCTAATTTTGCATTTTTTCTAAACCCAGCCGAAATTCTTTGTCCACCTCGACCCATATTGGTTGTTGCAAATACATTTTCATATTCTAAATCTTTATGTAAAAGATCTACTACTTGAGAGCCGATGCTATTACTCTCAATTAAACAATGCGCAGAATTATATCTCAATGCAGTATTAAATATAACTGATGGAAAAACCATCGGAGATATTTTATTATTGTAGTATTTCGCAACAATTTTATACGGCACTTCAGATACATCAACAACAGTAAATGCTGAGTAGTCTAAATTTTGACCCTCTGACGTATCAACTGAGATAACATATATATGATTTGGCTTAGGGTCTTCATACACATCTAAGCTGTCTGCTATTTTTTTAATTGGGTCAATCCAAGTTAAAGTTTTTAACTTTGTTCCTGAAATTAAAGTGTTGGTCGATCCCAAGAATTCTGTGTTAAACTCTTGGTCAAACTTTTCTTTACCTAGCTGCTTTATTTGATCTTCAGCCCATCGCTGGTCTCTGCCAGGAACAACCGACCAATGTGCCTCTATGGGTTTATATAAGTTTCTGTTATTGATAGCATCTGTCCAGAATCTATAAAATAAATTCATTCCATTTGGAGTAGACACCATTATAACTTTAGTCGTATTACCCGAAGAAATTGTTGGATATACTGAAGTGATGAATTCTTCGGCGATGTTTTGTGGCACGAAGGCAAATTCATCTAAAAATATGCACTGGTGAACTAAAAAGTTATTACAATAATAACTATGAGTATCTTCAACTTCTAATAGATCATACACATCAATTTTTTTATGGCATTCTATGTTGGTGACTTCATAAAAATAACCATCAAAATTTAATATGCTTCTACCCAAACAATCTTTAGCTTCAATATAACCAATGTCAGTAAATAGCATGTGCTCTGAGGTGCACACAATTTCGCCAGCATCACTAGTTAATTTTATCGTGTTTTGTTTTTTGGTTTTCTTTATTCCGCAAAAGTCTTTGTATCCTTTTTCTGTGAGAACTTCGATTTTTTTAAATTCTCTTTGTGGTCTTCTGTTAAAGGTTTGCCAAGTTTTGCCTGACGCATTTTTTCTAGAACTTCTTGAGAGTATATTCCTTTCTTCCCTTTGTTCCAAGGAACACGACCCTTTGCAGCGTCGCTCATTCTTGTTCTCGACTCTTCTGAGCGTTTCATGCCACGATGCGTCTCTGCCATTTTTCGTATCTTTTCCGGATTCTTGTTGATTTTTGCAACATGTTCTGGAGATTTCTTTAGTCCAGTTAAGCCCCTCGATATATTCTCTCGATGCCTCTGTGTCTTGGGAATTCCTCTGAGTCTTCCCAAGTTGGCCTTGGATATTTTTTCCTTTGCTGTTTGAGATAGAGTTTTTCCTAATTGAATTTCTCTTAAACAATCTCGCAAACGAGCAGATTCTCGACTGCTTACCCTGTGGTATTGTCTCGTATGAGTCATCATGGCATAGGCCCACATCATACTTGTTTTGTACTCTTCGGTTACAAATTTTGTTAAAAGTCTGTGACAAATAATGTGATGTCTTGTTGGCAAAGCAACTAAATTTTCTAAAGAATCTGAGCCGCCCATGCTTCTTGGAATCATATGATGCTTCTCTAATCTCACATTCAGATGCGAGTAGTCTTTTGTCACTATTTTCATGTATAAGTTTTTGTATTTGTTCTCTATGAACATATTGAACCTCATTACCATAATCTCGTCTTTCATATTTAGACGAATTGGCAATTACTTTATACAATTCTTTTAGAGAAATTTCAAACTCTTCACCATCGATTTTAATCTTGGTGATGGAGTCTCCTGATACACAATTAAATGTATTACCACGAGCAGAAGATGATGCGGTGGCTGCCGCAATAACTTTGGAACCATTTTCTAATTCAATGGAACCTTTGTTCCAAATTTGAACACCTTGCTGCATCCACATAGGTATGTGCTCATATGCAAGCCTGAGCTTTGACAATATATCTCTGGCTGTTGATGCCTTATTTGCCAATATTGCTATGTTTTGCATCGGGCCGAACAATACTGTCCAGAGAATGTATGCTATGGTTACGGTTGAGTTGTGGCTTAAAATATTGTTGGTATAGAATCTATGGTCATTTGATTCTACCGTAAGATCAAACATATTTGATGACGAGTCTAGTTTTTTCACAGACTTAATGACTTCTGCGCCATCTTTAGTCTGTATTTTTGTTAGTCCGGCAATGCAATCTTTTAGATATATTTCATCTAAGTTAGAATCAAATAATATGTGAGTATCGGCTGCAATTAAAGATTTGCCACTATCGGTTACAACTTCCCACTTATCATACTCTATTGTTTTATGAATGTGGGTAAGAGGTTGCCATCCAGAATCAGTTAGAATCTCGAAATCACCAGTCAATTCTATCGTATCAATAAATTTTCTTTCTACTTGTTCAGAAAGCATAAACACTCATCTATAACTTTTTTTGGATTTTGTTTGTATTCAGATTCCCAAATTATTAAATAATCATATCCATTATCCATCGCAAACTTTTGTTTGATTAAATCAATATTCCATTTATCTTTAGCCGACATATTTAATCTGGCGTGAAAATAGTTGGCATCATATTTTGATGGATTGCAATGCCAGTAATCACCATGATATTCAATTATCTTATTTTTACACATCATGTCATATATCCAACTAGAGCCAACTATCGATTGTTGAGTTTTTAAATCGAAATGTTTAGCTAGTATATCTGAAAGTTCTCTTTCAGCTTTAGAGATGCATATGTCAGGATTCATTTTTTTCTGATTGATTAAAGTTTTTTCTTCTGGACTTTTTGCATCTAACGTGGCTAACCACTTTTCTTGTCTAGCTTTCCAGATTTCAGTTCCCTTTTCTTGACCAAATTTTTTGACACATTTTTCAAGAGAAAAGGTTGACTGGCGTTTAGACAGCTCTTTTTGTGCATCTTCGTGAGAAAATCCACGCTTAATATAAAATTCCGTCGTGGTGTTTGTGTTGTGCGACTCCTTACGCTTTTTTGATATTCTCTCATGAATTTTTGCATCTTTACCGTGAATAAATTTTTCTGAAAATGGTGAATATTTTCCTCCATGCTGATACGCTGGATTCTTATCACCTTTAATTCTTTCAGATTGCTCTTTTAGGTAAGATTCACTTCTTATTGCAGAATTTGGAAATTTTTCTTTGTACTCATCAATAGTGCAGTGCATCCGCGTGATATGAGATGTCAAGTCATTCGATTTCATTTCACAAAGCTCACACTTAACCGCATGGATTAAATTTTTATTTTTTTCGAGTTTGGCAACTCTCATTCTTTCAAGTTGTGCTTGATATAGTTGCTCTGTTCGTTTTTTCCTACATTCATCAGAGCAGCAAGCGCTTTTCGTGCTCTTCACAAACTGCTTTGCACAAACTAAGCAATTCTTCAAATTTTGAATCTTTGCAGATTTCATAAAGTTTTCCTATTTCTAAAGTTATAATATAAGTTTTTTTGTATCTTATCACAACTTTAGTATTTATGTCAACACATTTTCCAACCTGGCGCGGAAGTTTCGCTATGGTAAATCTATGATCAATATACGACTTCAATAACTCTTTTTGAAAATCATACAAATCAAATGGCACCAAACCTTTATCGACATGAACAATTTTCATGTACTTTTGAATGAAGTAGAGTGGATCTTGAGTGCATCTAATTCTCTCTTCTATCTGCTCTCTGGTAAAAACGTACTCAACACCAGGAGCCTTTAAAGTAGGATTGCCTTTGTATATTCTTATTTGATTTGTTGGTATTGCATTCATATTAAAACCTACTCGCCCAACTTCTTCTTAGTCATATTTGCAATGATCTCATCTAATTGTGCGGTGTTTCCAATGAAAAGATTGTTATTAACAATTTCGCTAGATTCAGATTTTCCCGAATCGCTTTCAATTTTGTTCTTATCTTTATGTATCGTCATTAAGTCTTTTTGAGCACTAGCGATAGTATTCACCATTAATGAAATTACTTCATATGCTCTCGGATGCTGACTTTGTTGCGCAATATCAACTAGGCTATTAAGAGCGTCGATTGACCTTTCAGTTATTGTATATAAGTTATTTCTTATATAATTATAATCAGTTTCTAAATGATTTGAGTTTGAATCTATTACAACTAAATCTGCTTTATGCTTATCTTCAGGTGTTTTTTTAGGCTCTACTTTTATATGCGAGTCTTCACCTTCAACCTCAAGAGTATTTTCAAGAATTTTTTTTAAATCATCTTCAGTAGCAATAAAATCATTGTCTAAAAATTCATATTTTTTCACCTTATCACTCATTCATAACCTCATATTTTATTTTATGGTGGGTTTATATACTATTAGGTCACTCTCAATAACACCGGTTGCAATTTTATGTGTAATTTGAACATCTACTCCGGTTGCCGGATCTCTAACCTTGTCGTCATTAAATGTTTCTACTGTTTCAATATATCCAAAGGTCTCGTCAAATTTTGCATCTGCCGGATCTATATCTGTAGTAACTCTAAACACTCTAGGTATAGTTTGCCTAACCATTGGATCATCTAGGTCAGCCGAAATTCTAGCTGCATATGTGTCTACTATAGTTTTAGTTATCAATTCTCTGCTCATTACTGGACCATAGAATATGGCTTTAACTGTAAAGTTAAGGTTCCACATCACTTGTCTTCTACTAGACCAATCTTGAGAATATGAGTCGTCTAAAGATACATTATTTAAAATTACCGGAACATCATCTTTATGATTTAATTCTGGTATTGTATTTACCGTTACAGTAAACCCCGGAGTAAACCAAGGTATAATTTGTTCAAAAATTTGATTTGCCTCGTCTATATATTTTGATATTATTGTTAAAGTTATGCCAATATCATAGGGCACACCATTATATTGGTGATTAACTGTACCGCTAGAATCAGTTTTCGATATCTGCTTCTTTATAGTATTTAACTTTCTATCACTATCATAACTAATTGAAACTATTTCAAATGCCATTCTGGGCAATTTTATTGAATATGTGCGGTCTAGATTAGGATCTGAATTTAATCTAGCTAAAAACTTTTCTGTTGGTCCATATGATAACGGCACTCTAAGACGCTCAACCTCATTTTCACCAAGCCGTCGAACAACAATAATATTGGAAAATATTAACCCAAAGCTGGCTATTATTTTTCTTAATGTTTGGTGATAAAATGGCTTTCCAAACATAAACTCTACTCTTCAGAAAACGGATTAGACTCAGTAAAATCAATAAATTCAATATCATTAAAGGCTTTATTCTGACTAGAGTAATCATCTTTAATGTCAGATGTATCTATATTTTCAGATAATGTTGCCTGAGCATTACTAATTGAGCCTTTTATATTGCCATTAATTGAAACAAAATCTCCGTAGACATCTTTTATTTTCATTTCTGTAGCAGATGCATACTCAATAAATCTTGCTCTGGATGTTGCACTTAAAATGCTATCGCCCTGAAATATTAATTCATTTTCAGTAAATGTTCCTGTAGAATTTTGTATCTTTAACACAAATACTTCAGAACCATCGGCAATATTTTCATCCAAATCTGCGATGCCAGTAGATATATTTTCATCTTGAAATGCATATTGTTCACAGCGCAAGTCGAACGTGTAAAATTCTCCAAGATTATAGAATGTGCTTGCCTCATTAACAAACATAATTTCATATAAACCAACTGCTGTACTTAATGGCAAATATATTAAATCTCCTTCTCTCGGTCGAGTCATCTCCGAGCCAAATACTTTAGAAAATGATCGCCTAGATATTGAAAAAGTTATCTGATTTCTTATCTCTAAACCAAATTTGCTTAATACGTTACCGTCACCTTGAAATCCATCAAAATCTCTTACGTATACTTCTATGTGGTGGTAATCATTAAAATTAGCTAAGGGGTCTTCTCTTAAAATAGGATCGACTTTTTCCAAATTTCTAGGAATATAGATAACATCTATCGCATGAATTTTTATTGATTCTTCAACCAAATCTTGCAATAGATTTTGTTCGGTTTTTTGGCGGTATAAATTGAAGTATTTATTGCTAGGCACAGATAAATCCCCTAAATTAACCAACTAAAAATTCTGGTGGAAATTCAAACTCTTTCCTAACTCGGTCTCTAAGTATTCTTATTTCTTCAACGCCCTCATCATATATCTGTTGTCCGTTTAAAGTCACACCTCCGGGCAAAGATATTCCTGAATATTTTTTTAAATTCGCACCCCACTGCATTTTTAATAGCCCATATGCATATTCTCGAACAAATTCATCAGTATATATTTCAGTGTATACTGATGGATTTAATGCTATCCAAGCCTCAAAGATAACCCACTTGTCTATCATTGATGGACGCAAATCTACATACACACGATCAGTTTTTCTGTTAAATCTTATGCCTTGAACTCCCCTAAACATAAATTCCCACATACTTATATATCTTTTATATATATCGTAAGTGACCAAATCGGTGGAGGCCAAATTAAACATATTATTGAGAGCAAATTGATACTGAAAATCAAACATACCACCAAGATTTCCACCAATAGTTGATGATTGTTGTGGAATTATATTGGTGATGCTAATTGCCTTTGTTCCTATATGAATATATTTTGTATCTATGTTGCCTAAAGTTATTGCTAAATCTGTATTTTGTATTGTTACCGGATTAGCCACACTTTCTATAGTAACTTGTTCGCCCGGAATAAAACATTTATCATTGTTTGTATAAAACCTAATTATGCTACCATCCGTATTTTTGTCGTAAAAAGTTGCTATAGTGCCGCTTAGTGCCCCAACCATAGCTGCACCAACTTCAGGCGAATCTAATAAAGCAGTTTGCAACTTCATAGTTGAAGCTGTAATTTGATGATGTAAGTATGACCTTTGAATTCCGTCAAAATGATAGTCTCTAAAATAAAGTAGCGCCTCATCAATGCGGTCTTCAATTTGTTGGTCATCTAAGTTTATATCTAATACCGGAGCACCTAATCTCCTTAAACACCAATGAATTAAGTTTTTTCTTCCGGCAATTGAATTTGGTGTAGCTGCCTCGTCTGCTGGAGGAACATACACTTCGATCATGTAATTTGCCAATACAATATCAGAAGAGTCAACATCAAAATTGAATGTTATGATGTTATCTTCTATTGTATAATCACTTAAGCTACTAGAATTTTGCAATAATCCATTTAAAAATATTGACTGAGTTCCTTGTATCGGAAATTTAGATAATGTATATGTTCTTGCTCCTAACTTTTGTGGCGTTTCATTAGTAACAAAATATTGCTGAATAGACATATATTAATCCGATGTTAAAAATATAATAGTATTTATCTGCACTAAGCCGATACCGCAACCGCCAACTTAGCAGCATCAACAGCTTTTTGAGTTGTACTTTCTTTAGCTGGATCAGATGGTAAGTTATCAGTCTTGGTTTTAATGGCAGAAATACTTATATTATCTGGTGCGACATATCCTGAAATTGGCAATCTAGTAGTTATGTTAGCATCAATTCTAGCAAGTTCAGTAGACAATTCAGTTCTAACTTGAGTTGCTATTTGAGTTGTTGTTGGAATATCACCTGTCGCAGCGGGACTTGACGGTAAGTTATCGGTTTTTAATTTTATGGCTGCAATACTTGTATTATCTGGCGATATGTATGAAGAAATTGGCAATCTTGTACTAACCGCAACATCTAATTTTGTACTATTAGTATCAATTTCTTGTCTAATTTGAGAACTGGTAGGTGGGGTTACATATGTTGTTGTTGCAAGTCTTGTGCTAATCGGCACATCAATTCTATCTAATTCTGTGGTTAATGAATTTCTAACAGCGGTGGCAATAGAGTTTGTTCCGCCACTAGAAAGTGTTCTAGTAGAATAGCTCCAAATATCTGCTGCCGAGGCACCGCCTCCACCACCACTGGTTGTAACTACTGTGGCGTTAGCAGACTGAATTAGGAGGGCTTGAACTCCGGCTGAGTATGCGATTGGGTCTCCGCTTGGACCTCCGATGAGGTTGCCTCCTGCGACACGGGCGATATAGTTCCCCGCCGCAAAACCAAGCTGCCACGTCCCCAATAATTCGACCGTAAGTCCGACTTGGACTCCTGGGCCGAGTTGGTCAAGTCCTGTTCCTTTTGCGATTCTGTCATATATAATTCCTTCCTCCGACATTTGGGCTAATTTTACAGCATCATATAATACGGAACAATCAACATCTGTGACTCCAGAGTCTATCTGTATCAAAGATGTGTCAAAATTAAATGTAAATGGTTCTATGTAATATGGCATAAACTATACGTCACTATTTCTTGATGCGTTTACTGAAGCTCCTGTTGAAGATACTGTTACCGTAGTTGCAAACGGTATAATAGGACTCACCCCAGAGCCATTTCTAACATCCACTCTAGCAGTAAATACTGTGTTAAAAGTAAAACTTGAAGCCAAATTAGTTGTGGTTGCTTGAGTGTCTATATATGGAACAAAAACATCGTCAGTCGTCACAATATTTTCTAATAAAGTTGGTGACAATCCATTAAAAGTTTTGGTTGCTGTTGTGTAGCTAGTGTATGTATATCGTTTATTTTTGATGCGAATAACACCACTTGTTGGAGTATCAGAAGGAATACTTTCAACTATAGTTAATGCAGTTGCACCCGAACTTGCCGTAACCGGAGTAAATTGGTCTTTAATAATATTTCCAGAACCATCTGCTCTAGTAACCAAAACTCGATCTCCACTTACCAAGTTTCCAATATTTATTGTTGCTAATATTGGGGGTGATTGCGTTGTTCCATCATGAGCTATTAACTGATACTTTGTAGATTCTGCTGGCAAAACTCCGGTTAAGAACCAACCTTGAGCTACGAAAAAAGTTCCTCCGGCAAAGGTCCCAAACGGTGCTGAAGCAATCTCAGGGTACGCCACATTTAATTTTCTATATCTCCAGCCAGGAATACTATTTATGGTATCGGTGCTATCTTCTCTGGTTATATATTGAAGATATTGATATGCTTCTTGTAGAGTGCAAGAGTTGGATAGAGTTATAGTTCCCTTATATAATTTAGGTCCGTTTCCGTTTCCTAAATCTTGAGTCGTGTCACCCGCAGTTATGGTAACTTTGCTACTTAATGCGGCAGCCTGAGCTTCAGTCAAAACTATAGCAGAATCTAAAGTTGTGCTTAAAGCTGCTGGAGACTCACCTCCAGCCGCAAGGTTGGTGTCGAAGTGAGAGTATGTTTGTCCCCACTTGCGAGAAAATGCAGTTACGTTTCCAGAATCAATAAAGGCATTTGCGGTTTTGACTTTAATCAAAATGCGAATGTGACCATCATCCCAAAACTTTGTAAGTTTAGCGTTATTCTGAACCACATACATCGGCGAGTTTTCAACAATACCACCGATAGTTTGCAAACCCGAATATTGTACTGCTGTTCCGTTTTGCTTGATTGATCCGAAATTAATGTATTGAGCCGCAGTATCATCAATATTAAATGATATTGCGCCAGATCCTAGTAAATTTAATCGAGACGCCACGTCCGGATCTCTAGGACCGTCTAATTTAGATGGATTTGGAGATAAAATATCAAGATTATCATTGTCTGAAAAAATCTCATTATCAGCCAAATCTTGAAGCCACTTATGCAATTCCAATACAGTATATACCTGCGTTCCCGAAATGTGCCTAATGTCACCAGTTGCGCTAATACTAAACTCTGTTGGGTTAATATCTGGCATAAAATCTCCTTATTCGTCCAAAATCTGATTGGCGGTCTGTGTATTATTAGAATTGCTTAAAATTGTTGAGGTTTTCCACTCTTGATAATATGGGCTTGCTGTTCCTTTACGCACAACTATCTCAATCGGAATGTCTACGGTGTGCGTGTAGGTGTAAGCGAAGCTACCAGTAGTAACAGTCTGATTGGCAATCACGGCAAGCGTGTCGGTACGACGGATCAAGATGCGTGAATCGGTTACGATGTTACTGACCGTCAAGGTGTAGGAGGCTGCTGGAGAATAGTAGGTTCCGTCATCAGCTTGCATACGAGCGAACCCAGGCACTTCGTTGCCAGAGCCGTCTACTACTCGCACACCCTTTAGTGTCGCTCCTGCTGAGCCGTATAGAACTCCACGAGCGGTTTCGTAGCCAGTACCTACAGGAATTACCATCACTGGCAGAGCCGTATTATGGAACCCGCTAAGTAGGTTGTAGTCGTCTTGTGCAGTCTGCCACGAAAGATACTGAGCAATAGTTGCTGCACTAGAGCCGTCTGTGACTGTTACCGTGATTGACCATTGCTTGCTATTCCATGTGACCGGAGACGCTCCGTGATTGGTAATCGTAATAGCCTTAGCGCCTGGGTTGGTGTCAGGGATTGCATTGTCGAGCTGCGAAACTGGAATAGAAGCAACCCGTTCAGTGAGTGTAAATCCAAGGTCGATTGCGTCATACCCTGGTTTACGCACTCTCAACATTACGCTTGTGTTTGCATACCAATCGGGAATGAGCGTAACTGAAGCACTACCAGTTCTAGTTTCTAAACGCTTACCATCGGACACTCTAAAGATTGAATAAACGGAACTCGAAAGCCCATTTATTACTGTGACCGGAGGATTGTTGTATGGATACGGATTAGCCGCACAAGCGACTGCGCTGGTTACACCGTATATGTGAATTCTTGTAAGTGTATTAGTTGCGTTTGAAGTGTTTACAAGCGCACGAACTCTTAGCCGTACACCAGTGGGTGATATGCCAGTTTCTGCGGAAAGGTTTGCTGCTGTAAGAGCTTTGAACGTACCACTAAATCCAGAGCCTTTATCCAGGTCATATGTCAAAGTGAAGTTAGCAATGTTTGTGCCGCTTATAGCAGGAGTAGTGTTGGCAAACGAGGTCAACCCAAGGATAGCATAGCTCCACGTCCATGTGATTTGATTACCTGCTGTTGGCATTGCTAAAGCACCGTTACGAATCAGCGGACCACCGGAATCCTCTGTGTAAGCGTTTGCATCAAGCACCGAACCACTAAACTTTTCGCTTCCTGTGTTGATATAAAGACTTAAAGTTGTCGCTGACGTAAGTACATCAAGAAACATTGGTACACGGAGACCGCCACCAGCACCAGGCGTCCCCGCTGCTCCGATTACTCGCTGACCAATGCCCGAACAATACGTAGTGGCATAGGGAGCGGCTGCATACGATAACGGATTGCCGCTTTCAGAAACGTAAAAGTCATTACCTGAGCCATTGGCCGAACCAACGGGAATGCTAGTGCTATAGCCAGCTCCAGGTACAACATAGACTTTGGACATATGACAATCAGAAATACCACCAACCGAGATGAAAGCTCTAGCTGATGCTACTGTTGGGCCTTGTGCAGTAAACGGTGCGCTTGGTGTTCCAATATCTCTAAAGTGTACACGAGTACAGTTGTTGTTCATGGTGAAAAAATCAAAGAGCGGCCAATAAGGATAGCCTGGAACGTAATCCATGCCGATAAACACACCATCTGAACATGCTGTCAAATTTATCGCAGAGCCGTTACCGGCACTTAAACTAGGTAAAGTTGGGTGCAATCTCGATGAAATTTTTGTGTTTGTGTAAGTAAAATTAGAGCAAGCTGTAAGACTCAAAGAAAAGGCATTTGTAGCACTTCCTATCAACATCTCATTGTTAGCAGTGATATTTGAACAATAATTCAGTGCTACACTTGGAGCGTTTGCAGCATATACATAAAGATTATTTGATAATGTTATGTTTTTACAGTTGTTAATGCTTAATGCAGCACTTCTAGTGCCTCTGTAAAAAGTACAGTTTGAAATACTGACGCTACTTGATTCTCGAATAAAAACACCAGGGCTGGTAGTGCTAAAAACACCAATGCCGCAATTCGACAATATAAGTTGTTCTGTTATCGTAGCAGCATTTTCGGCATTACTAACGCCATCTAAAATTGCACTGTTAATGTAAGTTGCATAAAAAGCTTGTTTTTCTGGACGACCTGCGTGTCCCGCAAAAATAGCCTTGTTCATTGTAAACGGACCGCCACCTCTAAAGTGTGGTCTTTCTCGTGGTGCTACTGCTGTCGTTAATTGCGAGGCATTACTATATGCACTTCGCATACAGATGTTAGGCACTTGTATTTTTGCGCCAGATGGAGGCAGTTTGCCCCATGTTGAGCCGCCGAAGGTAATTAGCCCCGTACTTCCGCAGGTAAATATCCTGTGCCCCGTGTCCATGTTTGTAGTGCTATCAACAGCACAATACCACTCATACACTCCGCTGCCTGACGCTGTTTCAATTTGTACTGCTGGGCAGTAGTCACCTGCATAATGCTGTAGTGTCATTCCAGCAACACCAGTAGCCGTGCCTAATTCAAACCAATCTCCATTAAAGTTTACAACCCCTTGGTATGTAGTTTGAATTCCGTTTTCAGCCTGGAAGTTTCCGTTTGACGCCATGTGGAACTCAAGCCAACCACGCTGGCCACCTGTAGCTGAATTGACTGTCGCCGTTGCTCCACCTGCAAACGTCAGGACGTCGTTGTCGTTAATTGTGCCTGTTTTTCTGCGTAGCTTTACAAATCCGGTAGCTGGCATCGCAGTGCCAGGGGTGACTCTGACAGTGCCGAGCGCAGTATATACGCCGAGAAACTCTCCTACGTTCCCTCCGCTTACCGTTACGTCATCAGTGCCTTGAGTTCCTAATGCTGGAACATTTCCAGAAGACGCATCAAAGGGAATCCACCATACAGTAGTGCCATCAAAGTTAAGTGTTCCGTTGCTGACGCTGTAGTAATAGGGATACGCCGCTTGTTGCGAATAAAGATTGTCTGAATTAACGGTAAGAGTGGCACCATTAGTAATGGTGTAAATTTCTTGATTATTAAGCGCTAAATTGAGATATGCAAAACCGTTAGTTGCACCAGACACCGTAGCAAGAGCATTAGCTGTGAGAGTTAGTTGTGTGGTGCTTTGTATAGAAAGGACGTTTCCAAGGTATGTGGTGCCAGAGTAAATGGGACATCCAATAGGAGTATTTGTTGCATTAAACGCAGTTCCTACGCCGGTAATAATGGCACTTGAAGTAGATGAGGTGATAGAGCCAGCAAGCGCAGTAGCAAATGCGTCGTCAAAGTTTCTACTGGTTGTTGCTGTTACGTTAGCCATAAATTATACTTGTGTTTGTGTAATATTAGCCAAAGACCCATCTGGATTATAATTAAACACTTTAGTTATCGTTACTGTAGATTTATAATACTTTAATTCTGTTAAATTTCCTTCTGTATATGCAAATGTTTTGTAGTCACCGTTACTATAATCCAATCTAGTTAAAATTCCTGCCGTATATGTAAACACTGGACTTCTGCCAGGCAAATCTAAATTTATATCATCAACCACAGATTTTTCTGCTTTGTTATCTTGCAAAGTTTTACCTTGATTTGCAGATAGAGCATCTGTGGCGCTTGTGCTAGTTAAATTATCAATTACTGATGGTATTACAGGTTTATTTAGTATTTGGGCATCACCAATATTTGCGTTCCAATCAGCATTTACGTTTACTTCCGCACCAGCTTGAACGCCATCAAGTTTAACTTTATCATCGAAACTCATGAATCCGGAAATGGTCTGAGTTGCTATAGGATGCGTATGATTTGCTTCAGCCGCACCAACATCTGATGCAGTCAAAATCACCACACCAGTTTTTGCGTTTACGCTGGTTACGGGAGCAGCCGGAGGAGAAACATTTTTCCATAGATTTGCGGCTGAGTCGTATGTTAATACTTGTCCGTTTAAATTGCCACTGACTGCAACATCTGTGAGTTGGTCTAATGATAGCAAATCAATTCTTAAATTGGTTGTATTGTCGGCTGAAATTCGTTGATTCTGCTCAGTGTTTATATTTTGTTGTAGAGTATTTTCTGCCTGAGTTGCACGAATAATTTCATCGCTTAAATCTTCGGCAACTTCTTGTATATCAGAGTCTAAATTTGCAATTAGACTATCAACATACGATTTATTGGTAGCATCGTTACTGTTGGTTGGTGTCAATAAATTTATCAGTTTATTATTTCCGGCATCTATATCGCCAGTAAATGCGATTGAGCCATTACGCTTAATAAGCTCTAGTCCTTCAGCCAACTTACTTAACTGAATGGCAGCATTTGCAGCCACCTCAGAGTCGGTAATTGTAAGCGGTTTAATCTGTGTATTACCACGGATCTTGGTTATTGGCATGGCAATTTAAGCTCTGTTGATAAACTATTGTTCTTTAGTATTTATATTACAAAGGAACCATAAATATAGAATTTCCAGAAGATGCCAGTATAGACCCAGAATTATTTTTTACATAAAATCCAGATTGAAAAAATGATACTGGAATATTGTCAAACTCTAATTTTTTAGGCGATAGTGTGGTGGAAACTGACAAAGAATAATAATTTGTACCATTATCTATTTTTATAGTTGGTGTTAATGCAGTTGGCTGATATTCACCTAAAATTATTATCACTTTACATACATCTGAGGTTCCAAAATTTAATCCAGAAATTGTCGAAGATTGCGAATTATCCGCTATAGAGTTTAATATAGTCTCACTTATCAAATATTGCTGAAATTCTGCAAAATTGTTTATGGTTTGAAGTGCATTAAATATTTTATTCGATGTAGAAGACCCAAAATTATTAACTGATAAAATAGTACTTCTAGTATTGCTAGATAAGTAACTTAGTAGAGTTGTCTCTTCTAAGGTATAACTCAAATCTGTCGATGCTGAACCGTCAGGAGAAATAATTTCAACAGAAGTTCCTATAGGAAAAAGCATATCTAACTATAAATCAAATATAAATCAATCTTGTTTATCATGCCTAGTTGGTTTAACTGGCATCCTTTTCTCTCTTTCATTTGACAGCAAAATTATTAAGTCTTTTATAACCCGATGAGAACTTATGCGATTTAAGTTTTCTAGAATTGATTTGGTTTCTGTTATTGCTATAAATCCAGAAACTATTGCTTCGATGGGCAAATCAAAATCTGCCAATAAATACTTATGAACTATAAATGAAACTATTATAGTAGTAGAATATATTAAAATCTTGCTGATACTTCTAGACATCTTAGAACTTGTTATGGTTTGCTTTTCCTTTAATGATGCCCAGACGCCAGTTATAAAATCTATCGATATTAAAAAATAAACAGCAAAAATGGCAGATTTTATTGGTGCTAAAAGAGACACCGCAATAATTAGCCAGCTTTTTATAGCCGCAGCAAAATTACTTAAGTCAAAATAACTAAACACGCTTTTTAAATAAAATTTAATATGTTGAAGCATTATTATAGTTACTCCACTAAATGTCATATAAATGTATATTGAATAACCACACCGGTTGTGATAAAATGCATAATTATTTATATTATAATTTTATAAAAGGTAAAGAATGTCAGACCCTACAAACACAATAAAGATTGAATTGACTATGCAAGAAGCTGAGTTTATTCTGAATTTAATAAGCCAGCTATCAATTAGTCCGGTATCAAAAGATGCTGCGCAAATTGTTCAATTGGTTCAAACTTTGGTGGCCAAATTTAAGCCACAATAATAAGTTGTACGTTTAATGTAAGTCAACCCAAGCTGTGCCATTATAAACACGCAACTTGTTTGTTGTACTATTGTAATATACATCACCGGCTTCTTCTCCGGACGGATCTGCCGACAACGGAACAAATCGAACTTGTCCGGTAGGCTTAACTATAGCACGTTCAATAAAAGAATTTAGAGAACTTCCGCTAGGACCTGCTGGAGTGGTTTTTAGTATAACTGAGCCGCCATTGGCGTTTCCTGTACTTTGTCCACCGCCAATAGTCATATCATTTCCGGCAGAATTTGTTCCACTTCCTGAAAATGCCAAAATGCTATTGCCGATAGATGCAGAAGACATTTCTCTTCCTAAATAGAGTATAAACAACGAGCTTCCGGTTGTCGGAGCAGAAGTAAAAACAATTTGTGTGCCTCCATTAGACAAAGAATATTGAATATTTGGCTGTTGTATTGCACCAGCAAGAACTACCAATATAGAGGCGGCTGTTGATACTTTATAGGTCAAATTAAATGTAGTTAGCACACTATTAGGCGTTAAAACCTGAGTGTCAAACTGACCATACGGCACATCTCTGCCAATATAATTGCCCATATTATGAAGCCCTTATTATGTAATTTATGACTGTGTATGGCACGTTTATTGCGGTGCCTGAAGTTAGAACTGAAGAATTTTCTGTCATGTTTGTGCTAGGTGTGCCGCTAGTCATTGCTGCATTACCATCTACGCCGCCAGTGACTAGACCAATAGCACCAGAGAATGCCCCCGATAAGTGAGTATGTGAGCCGCCAGTATCTTGTCTATTTGTTCCAGCATCTAATGCGTTTATGGTTAAAGTGTGGCTGTGAGCTGCTATTGTATGATTGTGGGTAGGATCACTTACAGTTATTCCAGGAGCTTCAGCATAAATTACGTGAGCATGATTTATATTGGCTGAAGCTGTTGTAAATGTGTGAGTGTGTATACCATCGTCATCAATATCACTTCTATCAGTTATGCCCGTTGACGCAGAACTTTTTAAAGAAAGTACAGTTCCAGATCCCGCAGCACCCTCTACCCTAAGTGCATGATCGTGACTTCCTGCTTGATTCGTTGTTCCTGTGTGAGAGTGTGCAGGATCGGCAGCAGCAGTTGCTCCTCCGTGACTATGGGCTCCCTGAGACGCTGTTATTCCAGTTCCATTAGAGCTTGTTGATAGCTGACCCGAATCGGTGAGAGTGTGTGTATGAGTATGGTTTCCTATATCAATAGTTGTCGTATGAGAGCCACTACTAGTAATGTTTAGTGTTGCGCCAGCTCCCATACCGTGAAAGTGTGCGGGTAAAGAGTGCGTGTGATTCGACATGCCATGAGCATGTGCCGGAACCGTATGTGTATGTGTTAAACTTCTAGAAGATTCTAGTATGCCATCTGTATTTCCAATTGGAGTTCCACTGCCGCTTCCTATAGGAACACGGCGTCTCATATCTGGAAGATTAAAATTGGCACCAGATCCTCCGTATGCATACCCAATAGCTGCGTGTAAAGCTGGATACGCTGTCACAAAGTATGATGAACCGTCACACAAAACCCAGTTAGAATTTGGCACACCTCCTGCTGGCCATATCATCATTGTGCCAATAGGAACTAAATTATTCACTAGAGTTTGCAAATTACTGACTGTTGTGTTCAAAGCAGATACATCAACTCCATCTACGGTGCCGCCAACTGTAATATTGCCGGTAACATTTGCGGTTGCTGAATTTAATTGTCCAGATAAATGAACATCAGTAAACTTCTTTGTGCTTGACCCAAGAGCTATTGTTGATGTTGTCTCTGGTGCTATCTGAGTAGAACTTATATTTACTGTAGTGGTTCCAGCTATTGCAAGCTGTGCTGTAGTTGGAGTATTTAAAACAAGCTGGTCTGAACTATTAAGAGTCAATGGCGAAAATATTGTTGTTCCATTAGATCTATAGCTTCTAAGAGATGTATTATTATTAAGTAATATTTTATCTGCGGTTACTGAATCTGCCGCAAGTTTAATGTTAGTTACTGCGCCAGATGCAATTTTGCTATCTATTACCGCCGATGTTGCCAATTCTGCTGTGCCAATACTACCTGCCGCAACAGGACCAGATTGCCCCGGAGATAACACAGCCCGTCTACTTACTGTGGAGAAGCCGAGGTGCAGAACTCTTATTTTAGCTCCGCTTGCAGGAGCAACCCTAAACTTTATTCTGTTTGGCACTAAATCTGTTCTTAATGCATAATCAGAATCGGCTGTCACTGAAGTTCCGTTCCACTCTTCACCTTCTTGAACTGAGCCATTTACCGAAACTAAAATTGCTTTGCTATTAACTGCATCTTGAGTTAACACAAATTCAGTGTTTGTTCCATTAACCACATTTGCTGGTGTGGTGGCCGGAGATTCAGAGCCCACTATTTGCTTTGTGAAATCTCTTAAGTTTTGACTCAATTGATTTGGACCAACCGAGTTATCAGATGGTACCAAATTATATGTTGCATCGCCCTTGTGCACCACGTAAATTTTATCATCCAACTTTGGTATTTTGGAAAATGTAATTTGTTTATTTAAATTTGCGCCGGTGCCGCCAATAGTATAGTCGACATCTGGCTCTAACACTTCCCAGAAACCAGAATATCCTCTCGATACTGTAAGTGAATCGCCACTAACCGCATTTACGCCCTGTGATCCTGGTCGGGCTAACGTTATAGTAATAGTAGAGCCATCATACGTGCAACCAAGTATTTTGAATGTGCCATTATTAACAGTATTAGGAGAAGTAAACCCAGAAAGAGTTAGTGACTGATCTACATCGGCATATAATTTAATGCCCTCTTTTATATCAGATAGTGCGGCAGCAACAGATGCATTAGATGATTGAATTGTCCAGGTTGAACCCGATGCTCCTCCTGGAGTAGTTATTGCGCCAGATATGCTATTAGTTATCAGTCTCTCGGTTATATATGACTGTTTAAAAACATACACATTGCCTTCATAACCACCAGGAACTTCTTGACTTAGTGTAAATGTGGTTGTGCTATTGTCTGGAACAATGTCATCTCTAACATTAGAGCCCAAAACTAAAAGTGTTCTGCCGTTACCAATATATGCCATAGCACAATTCTTTTAAATTTATACGTCTTCTATCAATGAAACCACAACATCAACAGTTGAGCCTGCCGTATCGCAAATAAGCTCTAGTGCATCTAGCGACTCTAAAACTATTTTTTGACCATCTATTACTTGAATAGAGGAACCTACAGGAACTGGAGCATTTTTTACCAAGAATGCATAAGTTGATGTGCTGTTGTCTTTGACTCGTATGGAAATCTGAACCCCGCTGTTTGCAATATTAGCAACATCACATTGTATCAGATATGATGTCTTTGTTGCCGGTGAAGCATACACTTGTGTCCAAGTGTTATTAACGCCAGTTTTAATTGCATTTTTGAAAATTCCGGTTGCTGCCATAAGTTAACTCATTGCTATTGCTCTAATTAAAATTCTTCTAGACTCATCATCGTAAATTGTATTTATAGCATTTACTAAACTGATTGATTTGAGATTTTCATATGCTAAGTTAGAAAAAGTTGCTGGTATTTTAGTCTCAATTCTTAATGAAGTATCTGAATATATTGCAGCAACACGACTTTCTATAGCTGTAGTATTTATAGTTATTTTAATTATATCACCAACTTCAACACCAGATTGAAAGAATGTGCCAGAGCCGGTTATTGTATATGAATTTATATTTCCGGAAACTGTTCCTACTCTTGCTGTAGCTGAAGTTAATTGTGATAAAAGGGTTGAGCTTAAATCATTTAAATCACCTTCTTCTCTAGCCGCAATATTTGTCTTTTGAACCCAAACATTGAAGTTATCTTCATATTGTGTATATTTTTCTATGTTGGTTTTAGGATCTGCCATTTGTTAATATATCCAATATTTTATTCATAGAAGTTTCTAGAGCTGTCATTTTTTGTTCAATGTTATTTATTCTATTTTCTACATCAAGTTCGGCTTCTCTCTTTCTTTTAGCCAATTCTTTATTCTTTTTATGTAAAGAATATGCAGTATTGTCAATGTTTATTACGCCATTGCTATTGGCATCTCTAACGATTGAATTTGTATCTTCAAATTTTAAATATCTATTACTCATCTAACGCAATCATTCTAAAATTCATAACTCTTGGTGCTCTAGCCGGATTACCACCACGCATAACCAGTTTTGCCTGAACCGCCACAAATGATGGAAGGTCACTCAATATCGAAGAATACTCTGAAAAATCACCAGAGAATAAATTCGGTGCTGGAGTAGCTGGCGAAATAGTTCCATTTATATCAATATTAAATTCGGCTTTTGTCCAGTTAATGGTGTCCATTGCCTGAATTGAATTTTCCGGCTTTAATTTATAATATAACTCAAATTCACAAGTTGGGTCTCTTGAACCATCAAACATAATTTTTAGTGCATTTGATGGTCTGCTTAGAGATAATGTTTTAGTTACATATTTAGAACTGCAACTTCCATTAGTTGGAGATATTTCATCAATATATCTGTCTAATTGAATTATTGTTACTGCGCTTACATTTTCACTTCTATAGTAGCCACCACCAGATACAGAAACCAATGGCGCAGCAGTTAGATTTAAAGATATGTCTGATGCTCTACTAGCTACAGTTCCTATCAACTGACCAGAAGAATTGTATAGCTGAAGCCCAACAAAAGCTGTGGTGAATGTGGTGCCAACTCCAGTTACGGTAAATGGACTAGTTGCAGTTGTTGTAATTGTACCAGCTTCTAAATTGGCCGCAGGATTATATAAAGTCTTAAAATCAATTTCAACTTCAATATATTTTGGAGACCCTAAATCAGAATCTACAACTGTATTATTTGGCGTATAACTAACTTTTAAAACTCTAGCTTTATCGGCTTCAGTTATATTTCTAGTTAATGCTCCATTAGATTTTGCACCAGAAATTTTTATATATTTTCCTACATCTAAATTGCTTAAATGCTTCGCAACAGATGCATTACCCGATTTTATTATTGTATTTCTAGGATTTATATATAATTTAGTTCCTGGAGTAGCACTAAGTGAAATATCAACTAAAAATTCAGTATCACTAATTACACTAGTAACTCGTCTGGTGTCATTCTGATCTGTTTTAACAATATCTCCGACACGAAGTTCAGATAAGAATTTAGTACCTGTTCCGGTTATTCTAGTGCTTTTAGCGGTGCCAGAAATATCTCCGGTTGCGGTTGGACTAGAATAAGAAAAGTGTATTGAGCCTGTAGTGGCCGCAGGAGCAATAGATGTCGGTACAACCTGATAGTCATCATATGCCGCATTTATTATAGATGCGTCAAGTAAAGGATCGCCAATTCCTTTAGGATTATCTAGTCGATGAGATGCCAAATATGCGGTCATTCTAGACTCATCAATAACTGGCGATACATCTGAATTAGAACTCTTCAACACCGCTCTGATATTAAGAGATTTTCTATCTCCAATTTCAATCTCAGAAATTACGGTTGATGGACCACTAATAGCTTGATTTGTCGGATCAGTTGTACTTCCAGAAGGTGGAAGTTCATTAATATAAGACCCAATGAGCATTGGATCATTAAATATTAATCTCTCATTCGGCAAAAATTCTACAGGATTTGTATATACATATTTTCCGTTAATCTCAACTTTACTAGGAAATTTTATATATGTAGATGTTGTAGAATCATGAACGCCGCAACCGCTGGTTGTTTGCGCATACCAAGTTATAGAAGTATCTTGCACTTCTAGCGGAGTTGTGATCAACGTCATTTCCTCAAATCGCTTATTTTCGGTAGCTAAAATTCTGCTACCACCATATTTTCCTGAAACGATTGATGAGTTGTTGAAGCTGGCACTTCTTTGCTTTAAATCAATAATATAATAATCTAATTCAGTTCTCTTAATGTCATAGCCACGATAATCATAGAACAACTCAGCATCTATAACGCCACCAAAATTTGCGCCAGTTGGAACGCCATACGTTGTACCTAAAAACCCAGAAAGCCCAGTAAAATCTGTATTAAATTTAGATGCAATAGTCAAAGAAGTTGAGCCTGGTGTGCCAACGACTCTTTTTTGTTCTCCGGTTATTGGATGTCTAATAAAACTATTTTCAACCAACCCAGCAAAAGTTCCTCCAGTTATAGTCACAGAAGTTAGATTTGCGCTAACCAAGCCAGAAATTGTCAAATCATACACTGGAGAAAATACAACTTTACTCGATAGACCAATCGCAGGACTAACTCTAGCCGTCGTGTGTCCGTGATTTGGATGTAAAATTCTAACTTCTGATGATCCATTAACAAATTCAACTGGATCTGAAGTTAACAATTTAAAATCCAACTCATCATTTACATAATCTATTTCTGCACTGATAGAAGTGTCAAATTGAGCTTTCCAGATCTTGAACTTAATCGTGTCATTTTCCAATTCAATCCAGTTAAATCCGTTTTGAGATTTAAAAAATGCTCCTTCTATAAACTTTTCAGTTATAGTTTTGTCAGTGGTGCCAATTTCAACGCTGGCCTCTCGATCTTCTTCTTTTTTAGTTAAGTCAGGACCAAATTTAGAATACCAAACATAATATTCATCGCTGTCTGATGTTAACACAAAGCAATAATACTTTTCTCCTCGCAAATATAGTGGCGATTCAAAAGTAAATCTTGTGGGCACCATTTGAGATGTGGCTTCTCCTAAATGTTCAAACTCTGACCCATTTGAGCGAGCTGATGTCGAGCTATAAATATTTACCGGTGAAGCTGCACTAAGTGTTGCCGGAGCATTAGATTTCAGTGTGATCTGAGTCGGACTATCAACAACATCAACAATTCCTATAAATCTGTCGTTCACATACAAAGAAGAACCAGGAGGAGTTGCTGTTACACTAAAGCTAGTTCCGGTGCCAGTAATGATCTTAGATGATATGCTTGAGCTTATTGTTCCGGATAATAGAGTTTTACCCACAGCAACGCCATTTATCCAAGGTCCGGTTGTTGCTGGCACTGCTGGTATTGTTGAGTCTTGACCCAAATTTCCGGTTATTGTCATTTTAGCCGGACCAACGCTATTTACCACAACTTCTGGCATTTCTTTTAGAACCACGCTCATTGGCAAGATTCTAACTGATGGTAAACCTTGGTCTCCCATCTCTCTAACCTCTAGAGAAACTGGAGGTTGAAAATCACCAGTTGGTTTTTTGCTAAAAAATACATCGACCGAGGTAATAAAACATCCGGCCTTCTCATACACATAAAAACTTTGTGCCAAAGGATCTCTAGGACAAGGATCGGTGTATGATAAAACATTTGATGTTACAATAGAAATATCTTTGGCGCTTTCTACTTTATTCTGCGCAATCGTAAATAGTCTAGTTGAGTAGGTTGTTTCTTGCTTAGTGTCAATCCAGCCTCTAGCTGTGTATTTAACTTGACCAGCAGATTCTGGAGATGGATCTAAAATATTACCTGAGCTTGTGGTCAATCTAAAAAATCTATCTCCGGTTTTAAATCGTATTGTGCTATTATTTGGTATTGTAAATATACCTTCAATCCTACCACGACCGTCACAAATTAAAGGATCATTATTTTGGCCATAAACGCCAGTAGTTAAATTTTTTGGTCTACAATATGCAGAAACATCTACGCCATCAAAAAACGGATAAACCCTAGTTCCTGGTTTAAATGTTTTTCCTTTGAATTCAATATCTCTAGAGCGAATGTACTCAATTAATGATGTATCTATGACCCTACTTCCCATTGATATTGGAGCAGAAAAGCCCAAATCTTGAAATGTGGATGTGAATGATGTCGTTATTTCTTGACCACTCATTGTTGTGGTTGTTCTTAGTTCATCTGCAATAAATGTTTTTGTGCCAACTCGAACTTCAGCGCCAGAATTAACATAACCAGCAGGAGCAGGCAATGTCGCTTCATTTTGCTTCATTTTTTTCCATTGCTGGTTGCTCTTTCCGTACATGTCTTTAAATTCAGACCTGCCGAGCTGCACTATTTTTTGTCTACCTGTAGGTTCAGTAGTTGTAGAACTAGAAATCCAGTTATTGAATGTTGTTTGGTAATCTACTTTTGTGCCACTAACGCCGTAGGTATTTCTAGTGGCGTTCCAGAGAGATGAATCTTGAACGTTTAATGGTTCTGCATATTTTACCTCTCGCCACTCATCTGTCCAGGGGGTTATCGATACATTTCCAAGATAAACTGGAACATTTGATGGATTAACACTTATTGAATTGCTCGCCTTTGTCTGCGATTTCATTTCAACATTAGAATATGGCAAAGTATATAATTGTCCAGTTTTTTGATAGTTGTTATTTGCCCTATAATTATCAATTGCGTTATCTCCGGTCTGTAAAAGTGCCTTTTCAGATAAGTGAACGGCATCTTCATATATAATCGGACGCATAACGCCTAAAGTTCTGTCTAAGCTACACAGATAATCAGATGAACCAAGATCGCTAGATGTAAAAGATTTAAAGTTATCAACTAAAAATCCATTTTTAAATCTATCGAATCCGGCAGCATCTTGAATTTTTAATGCACTAGTGTCTTTCTCTAATAGCGAAAGTGTTGTGTAATACTCAAGATTTTTTATTCTCGCCTCTAATTTTCCAATATCACGCATTGTGTAGCGCTTATTATCTCGCATTCTTGGAAAAATATTTTTAGGCGATCCTGTATATGGCTGCAACTCTAGCTCATATAAAGTCATTCCGTTATCTGGATCATCTGGAAAAAATGCCTCTTCATTAGGACTTCCAGATTTAATTGAAAATTCTCCTAGATAATTCAAAATTAGTTTATCTTTTCTAGGCAAATAGAAGTGATAATCACAGGTGAAATTTGTTTTTGGTATGCCCAATGAAGTTGCAAATGTAGAATTGATTCCTCCTGCGCCAACAATCGGCCTAAAATCAAGACAGTCTGAGAGTGAATAAGATGTGCCATCTGATGCAACATACTCAGGAATTTCTGAGTAGTCCATAGATGGAGTAGCACCGGAAAAAGGATAAGAATTTACTGAAAAGTAGTCTCCGGTTGTTGTGTTATGTGTAAAATAGTCAAACTCAACTCGCACCTGCCCTCTTGGTCTTTCTACACCAGGTCGCAGAGTAACCTTTGCTATGTCGTAGTAATAGTCACGCTGGCCATTATCTAATATATAAAGTCCAGTTATATCTTTATGTCCCGACGGAAGAGTCTCAAGAGTACTTGGGGCAGTAGAGTAAGATGGACTTTCAACTATTCGTGTAAGTCTAAGAACATCTGGCTTACCCAAGCTAATTTCATTCACGTCAGCGCCAGAACTTACCGCAAATCCATCGCCCTGATATGTTCCTCCACTAAATGAGCCCTTTATTAGAGTTTTAATTCTCTCTTTAGATGCTGCTCCACTCGGAGTTGACTCCAACCCACCACTCTTTCGTATGATAGAATGAATTTGAAATGTTCCAGTAGTTCCTGACGGAAGAGTTATCTGCAAACTTGATGGTTGAGCATTAACAAAACAAGTTCCGGCGGCAGGACTACCCCCAGAAGCGGGCAATACCTGAAGCCACTGAGAAGTGCTTTCATTTATTACAGCATAATTAGAAATAGAAAAATTTTCAAACTCTGTTCCAGTTTCAGGGCTCAGTGATAATACATTGCTAGTCGGAGAAATGCCAAAGTCTGTTTTCCGTACAGTATACTTAGCATCTATCATTGTACCATCAGGTGAACCGTCTGATGTAGCTCCCCTTAATGTAGATACAAATTCATCTGGCAATTTATACAATAGACCCGCATTTGCAGAATTTGTTCTTAGTGTTGCATATAGATAATCTATATTTGAACCATCTGGCCAAGAAGATCCTCCAACCGATGATGACAATTTCAATATTGTATCGGCGCTAGGATTTTCGGCAACCTTATAAATCGCAGATGTTGCTTGTCCAGAATTTATTTCTACATAATCCCCGGCAGATAAAATTTCTTGAGGGTCATTTCTCCACACCGTTCCAGCGCCAACGATAATTGTATTATCTGATCCCTGCGCAAGACTAAATGTCAATGTTGTGGCACTTGAGGTTGTTGTTGCATTTGCACTAAGAGTTATTTGAGTTAAACTTCCAGAAGTAATAGAAAGAATTGTTGCAAATGGAGAAGTTTCCCCCTGTGCAGTAACCGACATTCCCACCCTAAGATTTGAGTAGGTGGTGGTGCCTGTGATTGTGGTAGACGCCGCAGAAGATGACGTTGAGAGGTTGTATGTGCCGGTTCCTCCTGTTCCTGTGCCCAATGATGTTATAGTAGTTCCGGTAGTAACATTTGCGCCACTAATAGCTGTGCCCACTGCCAAAAACCCAGAAGTGACTGCACTTACGGTCAATACTGTTCCAGATATAGATCCTGTAACAACCGCAGTTGTTATTCCAGCCGATATATTTCCAGAAACTATATTTACGGTTGCACTTCCCGATGTGGTTGAACAGGTTCTAGTTGTAGAAGTTACTGACCGAGAAACAGACCCAGTGAGCCTATAGCGGTCAAGACGAACATCACATGTAAATGTCGGAGCATTTGAATATACTGATTTAACTTTTTCAAACTTGGTGTCACCAATCATTTCTATATTAAATAAAAATAATTGATAAACTCGATTATCTACAGTTGTGCCGCTTTCTTTGAAACCACTATAAAAATCTACGGCAAGAACTCTTGCAGTTCCTATTTTTGTTCCAGATTGAGTTCCCGGAATTGATATTGGTTGGTCATACAAATCTACCGTGTCATAAGTTTCTGGCCTAAGTGCACCATACATATTTTGCACAAATATGTACGTGCCCAACGGAGTATCTGTTGTCTTATTGTTTCTATACTTTGTCGTTCTTGCTTTCTTAAAATCAACTATTGCGGTAGATGCCTTTTCAATTCTATAGCCTTTGACGTATGCTCTGCCAGGATCAACTATTATGCTAAGACGCTCTCTACACAGTCTAAAAAATTCATCTGAGGTGTTTCCCGGAACCCACCCACCAGCATATGTTGCTGCCGCAGGAACCTCTAGCCCAAAAATTTCAGTTGATGCAAGCTCGGCTTCTGCTTGAGTTGAATATATAAATTCAGATATGTTGTGACCACCATTTGCGCCACCTTCACTGAGAAAATTTTTAATCTGAATTTGAAATGGTATTACAGTATAGTCTCCAGACTCATCATATGTTCTGGTAGCCAAAGTCTTATCTAATTCACTGTATCGTGTTTCAGGAACACGAAGCCTAACGTTACCATCAATTATTTTGACAAGCTCTACAAAATTTTCTTCTTCAGCATTCAAGTCTAGCTGCATGGCCTGAGCATCAATGTGAAGTCGATCTGCTCCGGGTCCACCAATATTGGGTGTTCCGGTAGCATTGTCTAAAAGAGAATTATCATCTGTCCAAGAAATGACACTTTCAATAAACTTTAAGCCAATTTTAGCTGTTGGTCTAACATTCCATGCCGATGGAGTGGCAATATCAGATTCAATTGGAGTTATAAAAACTGTTTGCTCATCAACTAAAACGAATCTTCCTCTGTAAAAATAAACTCCAGACTCAATTTTTACCGACTGTACGGCTCCTACAGAAAATTGTGCTGTTGATATATTGGCATTTAAAACTAATGCCGGATTTGTTTCAACCGTTGAAACAACCTGACCTTCAGAAAACCTCTGTTGAAGCCCTGTGGTATCTGCTATTGTGTATGTTAAGAATAATCTGACTAACCCGGCAGAATTTATTGGCTTATATCCAATAACAACAGCAGAAATTCCATTTACGCTTTTAATGGTTTTTCCGATCCAGTAAGTCTCAATTTCAGCATTTGAAGATGTTTTAGCTGCGCCAGAGCTTTCAACTAAAATAAAGCCAGCGGCATTATTAATCTTTACTGCTTCTCCTTTCTGGGAAAAATTTAATACCAAAGATCCATCTTGAAAAATATGTTTTCCAAAACGATTAATTTGATTTTGAAGTTGCGTCTGAATCTGATTTAGCTCTCTAGCCTGTACCGCTCTTCCAGGACGAAAAAGTATTTGATAGAATTTTTTATTCTCAGAAAAATCATCGAAGTACGGAGATTGATTCAGATTTACAGTTGTCATATTTGTATAACTTTATGTTAAAATTCTACGATGGCTTTAATGTCTTCAATTTGATTTTGCGACCTAATAATTGCTCGCCTATTCTCTATATATATTATATTTCCTGCGCCCTTTTTAATTTCTTCATTAACAACACCATTAGTTGAAGCTATTTGAGCACTAAATGTAGATTGAGTTATTGTCGAGCCATTTGTAAATGTGCCATATCCTGTCGTAGGATTTTGTATAAAAGTCAATGTGCCCGTTTCGGGCGAGACTCCTTCAGCACTAGTTTTTGTATATTGCAATGCAACGCCCTGTATAGATGGTGATATCTGAAAAATCTGGTCATATACCAATGCATTTGCATTAGTAACACCAGTTAAATTTAATTTTTTGGTTGAAATTCTAGTGGTATCGGTGGCTAAAGTGCCATCATAATTTCTTACATCTCTAATAATTCCCAATTGGCGGTAATCATTGTCTGTTGGAAAATCTCCCTCACCTTCAGCATATTGAAGTTTTGCGTTCATCATTATAAAAATTGAGTTTAAGTCTTTCTCAACATCTTTACCCAAGCCATCTAAGTCTGATAAAATTGGCCTAACTATGGCTCCGGTGCCTCCTAAAGAATTTTCAACCGATACACTTATAAAAGTTGAATTTGAACCTCTAGTAATTGGTAATATTTTGGTTATGGCGCCAGATAAATTCACCACCGGACGCAACTTAACGTCTGTGCCATTAGTAACAACATTTAACTTAGGAAGAATCTGGCAGGTGTTTCCTGTGGTTACATTTCCACTCCAGGCGGCAGTTAGAATTATTTGCTTAGTGCCACCAATATAATCTTCTATTGTGTATATTTCATTTATACCAGAACCAGAGGTTATGTGTATTTGACCATTGTTATAAAAATCATCTGCTTCCGATGGTGATCCGGTGCTAAGAATTGCGGTGCCCTTTCCTTGACCATTAGTGCCTATTGTTGTAACTGTGCCCGTATATGTTCTTGTATACCCAGACCCGCCATTTTCAACAACCACAGACATAACTTCGCCCGGAACTGCTGCGGCCTGAACTGTCCATTGAGAGCTGCCATCATTAGCGCTTAAGGTTTTAACAGGAACCCAGCTATCTGTTAAAAATTTTGATGCATTAGCAGATGATACCGAGGCCACATATTTCCAAACATATCCGTCTTGAGCATAATATATTAAATTAGTGGCAGGATTTTGCTTTTCGGGCTTTACTGTACTTGCCGCATTATTGCCATTCTCTAAACATACAAATATATCAAGAGTATCTGTTATGACATAAAAATTTCCAGCAGGTGTAGGAGATAATGCAGTAACCCTCGCTTGCGTGGGTTGGTTATGCAAATCAGCATCTCGGTCATCGTATATTGCATATACAGTGCCCTCTGTCCAATCTGAACGTCTAATAACCAATGATGTTGTTGCCGAATCTATCTTTTTTAGACCAAGCATCTCATCCCAAATTCTGGCTTCAGACTCATAAGTATCTAACGGCGCAGGAGGAGACAACTCAGCGCTTATAGAGCCGGTTCCCCAAACTGTGGGTTTTCCGATAAATAGATAATGATTTCTACTGGTTGTGTGTGCCGAAGAGTTAAAATTATCTAAAAAATCTCTGGCGTTTTGAAGTCTGAATTTATTTTTTATAATAGCGGTCATTGACTATATACCTTAGAATTTCATTTATAAGTATTTATATCAAAACATTTAATCATTTTTAATATTTAAGAGTTATTAAACAATTATTTACGTACTAGTACTAGTAATAATAACCGCATCTGGCATAATATTAGTTTTTGCCGTTGGCGAAGTCACTAGGTCAAAAAGTCTTATTCCTAATTCGTCAATAGAACTTATGGTAGTTAATGGCTTTTGTTGAGCCAAATTACCATATTCACCAAAATAATTAGGAATAGCCAAGATTTCCTGATTTGCATCATATTTAGCTACTGGCTTGTAGTTAAATTTATTGTTATTTAATGAATTGCTATTTGCACCAAGCGGATTAGAAACTTCTGTAGTTTTTAGAGTAACTGTAGATGCAATTGACTTTACTGCTGCACTTACCGCAACGCCATCATCAACTAATGTGACGCTTGTATTTGAGCTTTCAGTTGCAATATGAATTTTAGCATCAAGCAACTTCTGAGTTCTAAAGCCTCCGTATAATTTTAAACCGGCAGGATGCAAAAGTTTTTTTACAGCAGATTCGTACGTAGAATACGACTCATCTACATATATTACATACGAAAACGCTTGATAATATTCACCATCTTGCAAATATTTTAAGGTTGATATTTGACCGTCTTCATTTAAATAAAATCCAGGATAAGATATTAGTGCATCATATTCAATATCTATTACAGCACCCTTATCTGATAAAAGATAGTTTTGTAGTGGAAAATAACTTTTATAGCCAATGCCATAATTTACTATTTTTAATGAAGTTATGCCCCCCGAACTTGATACTGACTGCACTTCTAGTTTTGCGCCATTTCCGACAACATTTATATTAAATGTTTCTCCGACCGAATAATTACCCCCCGCAGATTTTATGGTTATAGCAGACGGAACCGCCGACACTACAACTTGAATTGAACCATCATCTGAAATCAATGTCTCTTGAGGCAAAAAATTTCCGGTAATGCTTGAGCGATTTAACGATAACTCAACCCCAAAATAGCCACCTTCATTTACCGAGAAAACCTTTTCAACATATGCGGTAGAATTGCTATCAACTCCTCTAATTCGCTTTGTGCGCAATGCTAATGCATCGCCGACAGATGAAAATACTCGCAAACTTTGTTGCTGAATCCATTTTCCATCAGAAACTTTAAGTATATCAACTCTAGGATAATAAAATTCAGGATTTAGCCCATAAGCCGCACGAAAAAATAACTCAAATGATTTTTCAGTACCCTTAGCCCTATAAAAATCTCTAACATTTTTTAGAAGAGTGCCAACATCAGTCTCTAGCGTTCTAGGAAAATGTATCAGAAATTCTTTATAAAATTGCTCAGTATATGGCTCTTTAGTAAAATCTATGTCTTGATAGCTTTTTAGTCTTTTTGAATCGTTTAAAACATTATTTTCGCTTTCCATCCACTCATAGTATGCTTTCATGAAAGTTATAAATCTTTCATGATCTTCTCTAACAAATTGTGGAAATTGATTCTGAAGATAAGGACTAACACCAGCCAACGGAGAAGACAAAAACACCAAGGGTAGGTAATCTTGAAGTGGTGAGTCTATTGGTGATGCTAAAACGATTAACATAAATTTATTATGATATCTTTAGTCTTGAAACATCTATAAGAGTTAGATTTACATCTTCATCTTCAAGCAAAAGCATTTGCTCTTTTAATGCAACAACATCTAAAACCTTGGGCTTAACTATAAAATCAATGTAGTTATTACCATCTTCAATTGAACTTACTAATAGATTTGAAATTGTTATTGTGCCAGTTTCATAATCTACGGTTCCAATTTTGCCATCAAGTATAATTTTAGTGTTATCTGTCGTGAAATAATAGACAAACATGTTTCCTTGACCATCATCAGATATGTAGACTTTGACATTATTAATGTAGAATGGACTGGTTGTTATAGACGATATATCATTATTATAGTCGCCGGTGTCTATTGAATTGTTTAATTGTATGGTAAAACTGTTTCTTAAATTTAAACTAGGAATAACTCTATATTTTATTTTAACTGAGGTGTTATTACTAACTATAGATGGGTCTGCCGAATCTATGTAAGAGCAAAACTTTGAAAATCTAAAATCTGAATCAAATCCGATAAGTTGTTCAGACTTATAAGTTTCAATTGCCGCTAATACTTTTGTGGTTAATATCTCAGAAGTTTCTGCTGTTTTTGCGGAATTAAAATTTATGGTAGAGTCAACCATCAATCGTATATAATCAGGATCTACTATTACAACATCTACTGTAACTAAACTTCTCGGAAGAATAAATGAATTTACTAAGCGAACTTTATCTTCGTAATTTAATGTTGTGCCTGTTTTTGGCTTTATAGAACAAAAAACTTTTCCGTATTCGGGCGGCACGTTATCTTCGCCACCCCAAACTCTAACATGTTCAACCAATGAAATGTCTTTTTTAATTAAAGTTTCATAATCATATTTTGTAACGGCCCTATTTTGGGAATCATAAGTTCTTGGTGCAAGAAGTTTTATTGAATCTATAGATTCTTGCTCAGAGTATCCGGTTGCGATGCTTTTTGTAGTTAAAGTAAAAGACTGATTTTCACCAATATTAGCGGAAGCCAACCTTTCAGCTCTAAACACACTTGCATTAGTTGCTCCATCTCCGGTCGACACAACATAATCAAGTTTTATTATGTTTCCGTTGCTTGGACGTTTACCTAATATATTATCGCCAAATATAATTTCAAAAAGATTGCTTTCATATGCTTGCAAAAAATATTTGGCATCGGTTTCTTTAGTTTCAGTTATGTCGGTATTTAAAGAATAGTATTCTATATTTGTGCTAGCAGAATTTTCTTGAACTACAACATTAAGAGTACTGGTGTCGACATTTTCATTTGGTATTATATATCTCTGCTTTATTGGTGAATTATTGTCTACTGTATATGAATGAGTGAACCTTTTACCTTCAAGCAACTCTAAGTTTGTTATTTTGTATCGCCCAGTGTCAATTTTGGTGAAAAACGTATTTTTGCTAGGATAGAATGTATACCTAATTCCATCTACTGTAGTAAAAAATTGGTGCGTATTTTTTAACAGTAAACTTGCGGGTTCAAAATATATTTCATAATCAACCACAGCACGTAAGGTGCGGACTGAGCGAGGAGTATATCCCAAATGCTTTGCCCTAGACACAACACTCTCTCGTAGAGATGCACTGTCTAAAAACATTTCACTCGCAAGCATGTTTAAATAAAATGCATTATACCCAGTATTGTAGGCCAGAATATCTAGCAAAATTGATAGCGATGAACCATCAAAATTATAATCTTTAAATCTATCTTGAGATTTTAAAAATGTTTTTAAGTTCTCTTTTATTAGAGCAAAATCAAGCTCGGTATATTTAATCTCAGACATTTTACCTAATCCTCTCTAAAAATATTTTAACTGTATCTACCTGAGATATGTTATCAATTGCAAACAGCAAATATACATTATAGCCAAGGAGGTCTTGGTCTAGACTAACTTGCAAATCAACAATAGAAACTCTTGGCTCATAAGCTCGTAAAGCATCATGAATTAGAGTCTTTATACTAACCGCAGTCATTGGGGTAGCAGGCTCAAATAATAACTGCTTTAAATTTCCTCCGAAATCTGGATTAAATGGACGCTCATATAAACCCGTAAACAGTATATTTCTAACTGAGCGTTTAACGGATGCAGAATCTTTTAATAGAGTTATGTCTCCTGAAACTGGGTGTGGAACAAAGTCCAGATCGATATCTGAAAATGTGGTAGCAACTTTATTAATTAGAGTTTGAGCCATATAGATAATAGATAATCTTATATATTTATATCGAGAATATATTTTTTTTTAAATCTATTCAGCATTGTTCTCATCGGTAGCATCCCTAACGGTGGTTAAATCAAAATTAATCACATTGTCATATGGCACCTCACATTGATGTCTATAGCCACTATTCAATATCAATATAGGATTTCCATTATTCATCCAGAAAAGCTGCTTTGGATATTGCTCTCCCGGCTTTGAAAATCTAGCAAAGAATCTTGTTCCGTCTTCAAATAAGTCTGTTGTTGTCGGAGAATCAATTAGCTTTCCAGGAACATGTATTGGTCTAACAACTTCCCATTCAGTTATCTTTCCACTTATTGATTTGTGTTTTATAATGACAGACTCTAACTGGGCTGTAGGTAAGGCTTCTCTCAATTCATGAGCCACGCCAGCAGAACTCAACACTACAAGATTTCCATCGCTATCAGATATCGGCTTCCAGACATCTCCAGTAATTCCGTTGGGAATTAAATACCCATATTTAGGAGATCCATCGGCGGTAGCCATTAAATCTTTTAATGTTTCATCTAAAGTTTCAGCTTGATTTTCTGTGGGCACAGATGGTGGAGAACTTATATATGAATCTGTTATCGGCAATGGCAATAATACACTTTCTGCAATCTTAGCTCGCAATCTTGCTTCTCCGGTAACTTCTAAACTTCCGGTAATTTTAACGTCTCCTATTATTTCAATATTTGGCGCATGAATCTCTACTTTTGTACCGGAAGTTATAATTACGGCATTTGTTCCGTATAATTGAATGGTTTCTAATCCTTTAGAATATGAATTTGTTGCAAGTTCACTTTTAGTTTCGCCAATTAATTCATTTGAGTTTTGGCCAACAGCAACATTTTTAGTTGCTCCGATTTTACTATTTGAATTTGATGTGACTGTAGCATTAAGACTGCCGCCAACTTGTCTATTATGGTCTGAACCACTTTTTATATTGAATGTTAATCCGGACATCATTCTGACGCTTTGTTTAGCATCTAGATTGTAGTTATATCCAACGCTGCAATAATGGTCTAAGTATACAAAATTATACTGATGATTAACCGACTTATTGACTTCAAGCCCGCTTGGGTGTATTTCCTTAAATGACCCTGACCTATGATACCAGTGTAGTCTCTCTGCGCCCGGAGTATCATCTACCTCAATCACATGACCAGATTCGCTTTCATAAACATGGTTATATGGATATTTTGCCGCATATGGAGTTTTGGGCTCTGCAAATGGAAAAGCTGGTTGCTCTTGAGCACCCAATGAATTTCCCTCAAACCCAGCTCCTTCTCCACCACTAATCATAGATGTTTTTGAGGCAACTATTGTTTGAGTTATATTCTCGTTTCTTGCCAATCTTGATGTCGATGGCTCATTTAATGAATCTTCAAGTGGATATCTTGATATAGAAACTTGAGCCACATCAGTTGTGCTTTTTACTTCTCCGGTAAACAAAACTTCTTCATTCACCATTTGGTCAACATCTACGGCATCAAATTTACCATCTTTATTCAGGTCAAACTTGTAGTTATCTGCACTGTATTCAGATGTTAATTGGCCAAATGCCACATTATCTTCGGGTAAAAAATTGGGACTAAATCCATCTACGCCAGCCTCAAGAAATTCTTGTTCATAGTTGGCCACCGGAGACATTCTAGGAGGTCTAGGAACAATATCTGAGTTAAGTTGGTCATTTGGCGTTGGGTCATAAAACCCAATATCTGGATTAGATGCGCTTTCATCTATACCAGGAATATAACCAACAACTACTGGTTTTTGAGCATCAGTATCATCTAAGAAAAATCCCCAACACCAATCGCCCTCTTTAAGTCCAACAGAATTTTTACCATTGTCTATTGGCAAACTTGGCATTGCCCAGGGTAGATCTTCAGTGGGTAGCAATGACTTATCTTCAGTGTGCCAGCCAAATATTCTAACTCGAACTCTTCCGAGGAAAATAGGATCTTTTCTATCTTCAACAACACCTTTCCACCAAATAAATCCATTTCGTCCAAAAAAAGATGTGCTCATACTAGATATTGAAAAATAAAATGCTGTGTATATTTATAGCGTATGTGGTCGCTATAGAGAATTAAATATTGACACCAATTGAGTGGCATCTTCAGCAGAAAGTTCTTTATCATCACCCAAAATAGAATCAACCTTGTGTAAGAAGTCTAGGTAGTGATATTTTTCTAATAACTTGTATATAACATTTTCAGGAAGACGATTTTTATCTCCGTATGTTTTAATTTCTTTTTTACTCATGGGACGGTCAAATGCAGCATTGCGAGCTTTTTTTATTTTATAATATATGTTTGAAAGCTCTTTAGCATCATCTTCAAGGCGCTCTAAGATAGAAAGTCTGAGATACTTAAGTTCTGCTGTGGTTGCATTATTCAATGAGTCATAGTCAAATAAATCTCTGACTAGATTGTGTGTGGCTGAATCTATAGTAGAAATTACGGCATTAAATTGCTTTAAGTATTTCTTAATATTAAATTTTTTGAATATTGGCCGTCTTCTAAATCGATTCTTTTCAACATCAAAAACACCATCGGCCAACGACAATTTTCTAGTATAATCTTCTGAATTATTAACTATAAAATAATTTATGGGATGTTCAGTAAACTGAACCAAATTTCCGTTTATTATCGGCAAGATAGATTTAATTTTTTTAAATGTAGCATCACTTGCATCAACTAAGACGGTGATGTCGAGGTCTGATTGCTTCGTGTATCTTCTGGTTATTATGCTTCCGATTAAAACATAATCAACTATTTTGGCATATGCAGAAATTGCCTTTAACCCCCCATGAATTTCGGAAATAACCGTCAGTTTAAGCGTAGGAGAATCGCTTCTAAAATTATCAAATATATCAGAAGATAGGTACGGCTGAACCGGATCAACTATAGATTCAGAAACTATATGTTTTTTAAATGGTATCATACTATGGCATTAGAATGTATTGCCTTAGTATTTATCAAATTAACTATCAAACCAACATACAAATCTGACTTTGCACGTTGGACAAAGTTTTAAAAGACTTTCCATTATAACTATAGAACAATAAAGTCCGGTGTTTTCATATTCGCCAAATGTATAGGTAAATATAGAATTCATTGCCGACTTAGATTCAGATAATGCAAGTATGTTTCGGTCTGTTGAGCCACTAAATTCCAAGTTGGTTTTTATATATGCGGCTCTAATTAATTTAAGTTCGTCTAAAGTCAACCAAGTGGCGCTGTGAGCACCTACCCCATAATCGTCAAACTTTTCTTTACAGCACCAACTTGAAGGAAACACTGAAGAGTCTCCGTTTTTAATACACTCATCAGGAAACCCTCTTGGCGAAACTATCGGAGAAGTAGCGCCCCTAACACCGGCAATTAAAGAGAATAGCTCATAGTCTCTTCCGATGTGTAGCTCTGAGTCAGTAAATGAATTGGTGATCGTCTCACCATCATAAGCATATTCTATAAATGCGTGTATATCACACCCCATAATAATGCACCTTTAACTTCTAGTTAACGATAATATCTTTTTCATTTGTTCTTCGATAGCAGGCTTTCTGTTTGGCCAATAGATATACTCTTTATCAGAAGTCTTAAGCAACTTCATGAAAAAAGGAATAATCAGCTTTTCAACTTCAGACAACTTCTTCTTATATACATCAACAGTTTGTTCTGACTCAAGTATAACTGAATTATACTCTTCTTCGCTGACAGCAGAGAACCCAAAATCGTTATCTAATGTAGAATATTCACTTAATATCTTCGATATGTCTAATGTGTCTGTCATGCTTAACCTACAGTTCTATGCTTAATATATTAAAAGTTGCGGTTTTTAAATTGAAAATTTGTGATTTGGGTTTAGTTTCCTGAAGTCTAATTATAAAGTATGCCGAAATGTCATCTCTAAAATTATAATTTGGTTTTAAATCTAAGCACAAAAAAATAAAATTTAATATAATCAAAAATGCAGATTTCATATTGAATATACCTTTTCACCCAACTTGTCAAGTTTACCGTGAAGAGATGTGCAATACTGAGCTTCTTTTTGCCAAAAATAATCCAAGTCAATTAAAGTTTCTTGCAAAAAATAAAGAAAATGTCTAATTGTACTAATTTCCAAATCGTTCAATTCAGCACAAGTTCTTTTATCACAATTTCGTTCGACGTTTTTTAACAACAACTTTGTTTGTTTTATATGGGTGTGATATCGTTTTCTCTTTTCTTTTAGCTCATGTATTCTAGACTTGCAACTAAAAATTCTAGCTCTAATCTCAGATGGCGATAAATTCTCGGCTATGTCCATAAAAATGCTCTAATATCAATAACGATTTTCATCATCTCGGATTCTTCATTTGCATATTCTTCTTCAATCTTTATAATTTTGTCAAATATTCTCTTCTGCTTTTTTTGAACGTACAGTTTAGAATACTTACTTTTATTCTTCATGAACGCCGTAAACCCAGAAGCATCTTCTGGACTTTTTCTATTCGGATAAGTATTTTTCCACCAAAGGTATACAGTTTTAATTTTTTGATACGCATTATTCCACGCAGCATCATTCAATTCAATATCAGCATTTTTTGCATCTTCACCACTATTGGAAATAATATTGACATACTCATCAATATACTTTAATCCAAGATCTGCATTTCTAACTTGGGGTCTAATTGCCCAAGGCACATAACTCAAAAGTTTATTTTTATTGGTGCAAGCCTCATAATGAGCAGACAATTCAATCTCCACATAATCAACAATCAATTGCATTATTGAATGCAACAATATAGTATCTTTATCATAGTAATTGGGCGGCAAAGATTGTATTTTTACGATATTATATCTCTTAGTAGTTCTATATGCTATAAAACTTATAATCTGTTTAATATAGTAAAACATATTAATCTAATAAATCATAGTCAAAATTGAACTTGTCATACGTTGAAGTTTCTATAAAGAATGCGATTTTAATAAACAACCAACTAAATTTATACTTTAGCAAATCTGGTTCATACAGCCAATCATCAGCATAGCTAGGAATTTTTATAAACAAAGGAAGTAATGTCCAGGTTCTCGGATTAATTGAAATTGAAACAATTACATTAGAATTTTTAACTCTATATATAAAATTTTTAACACCAGTAGAAATTGAAATCATAGTTTTTTCGCCTCTAACTCATATCTATCAACTATAGTTAACCACTGCTTAGTGTCCATGTCCATGCCAATAGAGCCAAACTTATCTTTATGCTCTAATATCTCTTTGACATATAATTGCTTGTCGGCATCTGAAAGGTTATTCCAAGCCATATGAATTGACTGAACTACATAATCAACAACATAGGTTGCCCTACCCAAAGCATATCTAAATGCACAAAATAAAATCATATCATAATTTGCTGGACCAGATTTATCTTCACTAGGTTTATTTACCATCTGAAGCACAACATTTATAAACTCTCTAGCAGCCTCAGTTAATGTAACATCATGGGCAATTACTACATCAAAAGTATCGTCTTTAGGTATTATTCTAAGATACTCTTTTGCTGGTCGAGACCCAATAACTTTAAATTTAGAATACTCTTCGCTCATATTGAATAGCCAACTTAGTTAGGTTTGTCTCCAAGGGAAATCGAATCCCTGTTCCCTCCGTGAAAGGGAGGTGTCCTAGGCCGCTAGACGATGGAGACAAATAAATTAAAATAATCCTCTTAATAAAATATTTAACACTTATAATTAATTTACTTCGTATATGTAATCGTGTCTAGACCATCTGTAGTAAATTCAATTTTAGTTGGCGGTACCATTTGTTGAACATCTAAGTTTATTGCAGAAGAGTTCTCATTAGAATTGTTTGCAATAAAAGCTACGCCCGCACCAACAATCAATAAAAGCACCACAAAAAGTTGCATTACATTAGAATATAGCTTAACCTGTTTACTATGGCGTTTAGTCACTTCTCTATGACAAGCCATAAAGCCCAGTCTAGCCATAGCCATATATGTAGCTAGTTCAGACGGCTTAGACTTTTCATGCTCAGGCAGCTCGCTTTCATCAAAAGTCTCTCGCAACCACTCTTCGCACAACTCTTCAATCGTTTTCATTTTATTCCCCACATATTGTCACCGATAAACCGTTCACAATTTACTCCACCAGTGCAATTTCTTTTTCCATCAGAAGAGCCGCCACACTCGGCTATTCCATGCCCAGTATCAGTTCCGTTTATGTCACCAAACCCGCTGCCAGAGCCATAACCGTGACCGTTGATGCCACACCCACCATCACCATAATTTCCTTGTTGGCCAAACCCGTAGCCATAATCATCATCGCTATTTGAACAATCTGGTTGACATCTCGTATCTGGATCAACGGCTTCTGCCTCACGAGCCATACTCTCGGACATTCTTTGTTCAAGACTTCGTGTAATTGCTTTTTTCATACTCTATGAAATCATTCTAAAGTTAGGCTTTCCACTCAGGCACACCCAAAATACAGTTTACCGCTTTTGGTGTGCATGGTATAATCTCAATGGCTTCGGTCAAAATCATTTTTGGCACCGTTACGCTAAATTTACACAAATTTGGCTTAGTAACTCCATCAACTGCCAGTTGAGAAAGAGTTGCAGCACCTTCCCAATACCAAATACGCCTTGCATCTTTTAACCAAACCTCTTTGCCTTCTCGCTTGGTTAATATACCAAAATGAACTCCAGCCGAGTATGCTCTAATTAAAACATACTCAGATCCCGTAATCTTTTCTTCGCTGCATACATCATACGGAAAATTTTGCAAAGTTTCGACTCTTTTCTCAACGTCTTTCAGTTTAGCTTCGTACAATGTATGACAAGCCATAAAGCCAAGTCTAGCCATAACTTTATATGTAGCCAAATCAGATGGCCTAGTTTTTTCGTGTTCGGGCAACTCGCTCTGATCAAAAGTATCTTGCAACCACTCTTCACATAGTTCTTCAGCCGTTTTCATTTTATTCTCCATCACAAATTTTATTAGCCTGAGCTTCGCTAGAGCCCGCTTCACCACTCAGTCTATCATACTCTTTAGATTTAGTCAAGGTCTTTTCCCACACCTCATCAAAGCTAACATTAACACTAAAGCCAGCCTTGAGCTTTTGCTCACGCCGCCAAGACTCACTTCGGTGAATGTTCTCGGCTTGTTCTCTAACCAATTTTTTAAGTCTAAACAACTCTAAAGCATATGCACTAAGAGCTTCTTTAACTTCATCTAGTTCTACTTCGTTCCAGTCAATGTCAATCATATTAACACGAAGCCAACTTTATAACTTTTACAATGAAAAATATGCCGATTAGCTTAACCATTAGCCAAACAAGCAAGATAAACAATATACTACCAATAATAACAATCAAATCTTTTGTATCTTTATTCATATTCTAATCTCAATTCTATTATTCACTATTGTTACTTGAGAAGAAGGTATTTTGTATCGTGACACTATATAGTTTTTAACTCTATTTTTCTTTTCTTCTGTCGCATCAAAATCAAGCTCTATGAGAGAATACCCAATTCGACGCCGATATTGCCTAATTAAGCCACCGTAATATGCCTCAATTAGTTCATGTTGCAACTCAATAGGAAGCGACATATTCAACTCTCAGACGTTTCTTCTTCATAAACCAAACTCAATTCTTCATATGAACCAAGTTCGCCTTCTCGTCTTAGATAGTCTTTGCCGCCGTCTACAAAAACCGACTCGCATGAGCAATATTTAAAATCATGTCTATCAACACTCTCTATAATATCTTTACAATATAGACATTTAATTTTATTAGATATAATCTTCATAGGCCCAAGTGAAGTTTTAAAAGTTTTGCAAAATCTTTAGGATCTCGAACTTTAACAAATATCAACAATATGAATAGACATAAAACAAAATTATGTATACTTATATCATTTGGTATTTTTACATCTAAGCCGGTATCAGATTTTTGCAGATTTAAAATAACATCTTTACGAGTAATCATTAACTAAACATACTATAAAAGATGAAGCATGTCAATTAATTTTTTGAGACGTGGTGAAATAAATATCCGGGCAAAAGAAATCGGTTAGTTATTTTCTGCTCCACAAACTTTCCAGAGGTATTCTTTCTTGTCTGCAATTATTATGAAGTATCTACTTAGAGCAAACAATAGATCACTAAGTCTGTTCACGTAGATTAGAGTGTTGCTTGACAAATCTGTTTCAACAGATTTTAGAGCCCATAGGTTACGCTCAACTCTTCTACATACGGCTCTTGCAATATGTAGAAATGCGTTTAGCTCGCTGCCGCCAGGCAATACAAATGATTTTAATTCTGGCACGACATCGACCATCTCATCAATTGCATTCTCTAAAAAGCTGATGTGGGTCTCATTTATAAAGTCAAGTTTGGTTCTATACTCGTCACCACTTTCAGTTGCAATATATGCGCCAATATCAAACAAGTCATTTTGAATTTTAGCCATTATAGAAACAATGTTGGGTCGATATTCACTAAGCTCAATTTTAGTTCTAACTAGACCAAGATGAGCATTAAGTTCATCAAGTTCACCAACGCAACACATCTTCAATGATTGCTTTTCAATCATTGAGCCGCCGACCATATGTGTTTTTCCGGCATCGCCATTCTTAGTATAAATTTTATTGATTTTTACCATAACAAACAATTATAAACTATTATAGCGATATTTATACAGATAATGGCGCACCTAGCAAGACTCGAACTTGCGACTTCTTCCTTAGAAGGGAAGTGCTCTAATCCAACTGAGCTATAGGTGCGTGTGTATTGGGTCCAGTGAGACTTGAACTCACAACCTGCGCCTTAAAAGGGCGTTATTCTACCAGTTGAATTATGAACCCACAGATTAATGGTGGGGAATGAGGGAATCGAACCCCCTTGCGCAAAAGCGCATCAGGTTTACAGCCTGACGTCAATTCCAGTATGACCTATTCCCCATAAATTGAGATGTCAACTTGACACCTCAAACAAAAATTACTTGGCACGAAGGCTTTTAAGGTAGTAAAACATGCATACTGCATCAACAAGAAGTCCGATTGAGTAGGCAAGAATAGTACCAAAAAATATATCGAGAGCAAAATACTGCCAACTAAACTCACCAGAGTAAGTAAGAAAGCTAGAACAATTGCCAAAAAACACAACTGCAATTAAAGATATGACAATACCCAAAGTATATCCGATCCAGCGATTCAAGAACAAAAATGTAGTCATACTCACCTATATAATTTAAATTTATTTCTCATTCGTTGCAATCTTCGTTTTCGTTTAGCACTCAACCTTCTATCAATACTTAGAAGTTTAAGCCCACACGCAACAGCAAAACCGCCCAACAATATATACAGTATATCAAAACTAATCATTTGTCAACACTGAAATTGCAGGCAGCCGAGTTTCACTAAGTTCTTCAATATTATTCATATCACCATACCTACGAAGTTCTTTAAGACCACCATCAACAGAAGTTTTACCGCAACCACAGATATTCAAATGAAAGTCGCTTTGACTTTCAATTATCCAGTTGCAGATGCGGCACTTAACTTTATTAGAAATGATATTTGAGGCTGGCAT